AGCTTAACGATGGTTTGCTTGAACATGCGATTGTCAGACACCACAATCAAGTGATACGTACCGACAGGCCACTGCGATGCGTCTTGCATGGCGGTTGAGGATCGTAGCACCTCCCTCCCTGTAGCATCGAAGACAGTCAACACAAACGGGTATGGGGAGTCCACATAGAAATGACGCTCTACAACCGTCGGGCGGATAGTAACCTCCTCTGCTAATTCAGTGACACCCGTAGGCCAGCCCTGCTGACAGTAATCGTACAGTCCGATACACCCCCCGTCCCACTCCGCTTCACAGCAGTAGGGGTCCACCTCAATCACCCACCCGTAGCAAGAATCGTTAAGCCAGTATGGGACGCCTGCACCTGTAGCGCAGCCTGCGTCATACAGGCACTCCCCTTCGGTATTAGCCTCGACGCTGTAGTTGTAAGCTGATACATCCATACACCCCACCACCACGGGGATGCAGCTACCGTTGTCCACGTTGGCCCCCTCATCAAAGTTCAGCGCAGTCGGTTCTGTGCACCCAAACACAGCCAACGTTAAACAAGAGCCATCATCATAATCTGCTTCATACCCTTGAGTGTAGTACTCTAGATATCCAGCCTGCATGCAGCCAGCGGCATAGTAGCAACTGCTGTCAGCGGTGTTGGCTAGTGCGACATAGTTTTGTGCCGTCGTATCCATACACCCATAGACATACTCTTCGCAAAGGTTGCCGCAGTATGTCGTCGCTGTGTATGTGTATGGGAAGGGGATGATATTCCACTGAGGCACGTCAATGAGCGTGTCCCCCGTTGGGCCCTCAAGTATAAATCCGCACTGAGCCACAGTAAACAAAGACTGCGGCGTGGAGAAGAAGAACAGCTCTACCTCTTCGTCAGAAGGGAGGTATAGCTCAAAGCTTTCTTCCACCCCATCTGCTGGCCCCATTTGGTACTGCGGGGAAATCCACTCCCCTTGCTTTACTCCAATCCAACTACCAAACCATCCATCACCAACGCCGTCAGTAAGGGTTAGCGTGTAAAAACAAGAGTCTGGCTGCTGCTCTACGTTAGCCTCTGGGCTGTAGTTATAATACGCCGTGTCTATACATCCGTATACGACTGGAGTTTCGCAGAGCAAATCAAGAAACACCGTGGCGTCGGGGTTGTACTCTAGGTAATCTGGGTCCCCACACCCCACCAAATCCTCTATGGTTTGGCATACAGGGGCAGGGAAAGAAGCTTCTAAACTGTAACCGAAGTTTATGTTTTCTGATGGGAGTGACCAGATTTCTTCACCACAAGCCTCTACTATCACCGTCCCGTCTTCGCCACCCCACTGAGACCCATTCATTCCGTCACCATACGAATCCAACACAAGGATTTGTATTTCACTCCCTATAGATACGCAGGTGTTTGTTACGAGGGGTATCCCCACAGGGGCTCCAGACAGGTCCCCTGTATTAATCGAGGCTATAACCCCGCCTAAAGTCAGGTCCACCAAGCCCCAACTGGTTTCTGCTGGGTAGTTGTCGGGGATGACAGTTACAGAAACCTCTGTTTGCGTGATGTCGCAATTAGCTGACTCGACTACGTTGCACCCCTGATTGAAGTTGGCCCAAGGGTTGTAGTTTGTGGCGGTGGAGTCAGTACACCCAACTATAGAACCGCAAGGGAAGCAGCTCTCCCAACAGAAGGTAGGGAGGGTCAGCGATCCCTCTACGTTTAAGGGTCTGTTTACGAACCCCCATTCATCAAACAGAAAACACGGGGAGTTTAGAACTCCCGCTGGCATTTCTTGATACCCCCAATCATCTGCTGAAAACTTCCATAGGTAATCGCCTAGCGGGAAGTCAATGGTAACCTCCCATATCCCGTCCCCGTCTAGGTCTTGCATTTGATTGCAGCTACCGCACCACCCATACCAGCTTGTGTTCACCTCTGGTGTTACGATACCTTCTGGGTGTGGCCCGTTTAAGTCTAGCCGAAACCTTACGCTGTAAAGACAGTAGTCATCAATAACGGCCAAGGGGTCGTAATTGCTGGCCTCTTCATCCATGCACCCAACAACTGGTGGGGGGCAAGGGAGCAGGTTAAACGGGATTTCCATTTGAGCAGAGGCGAAGTCATACACCCCTATGTCTAGCCCACATCCGTTAGTTAGGGTAAAGAACCCCTCCCCGTATTGGCAGCATATCCCGTCACCAAACTCATCGTATGCTACGAACGTATACTGTCCAGGGGGTAGGGTTACTAGAACTTCTTCTGCCACCCCCGAAGCGACAACGTTGGTGTCAGACAGTATCTCCCATGAGCTTTCGTCAGCGTACTGATCAGAAACGAAGTTTACGTTTACCCAGCTTTGCGCCTGCAGAGACAAAATGGGGAGGAGCAAGAACCATTTAGTTTTATTGGCCCAGTATGCAGCACTCATCTTCCCCTTGGCTATGTTGCGTCGGTGTCGGGCCTTGAAGCTTTTGCGCTTGGCCTTCATCCGTGCGCTCTCCCCTGCTTTCGGTTTCCCTGCTGTGCTAGCCCCTTGCTCGCCGTAGCGTATCAGCTTTACTTTATCCCCTTCTTTAGCTAATACTATATGTGACTTTTTGGGGTGCTGCGGTGTTCGCTTCGGCTTATTCACGCCTTTGAGCCCGTGCTTTTTTAATAGCCGAGCTACTCGTTTCCGCACACGATCGTTTGCCATAGTACAAATATAAATACTATAGCAGTCAGTATTTTACGTTACTCTATCTCATCTGTCTGCGTCCACCCTGCGGCGTCGGCCTCTGCCTCTGTGAGCTGCACGGAGGTAGTAGGGATGATATCGCTAAACGTTACCGTCCCCCCTTTATTGGCTTCGATGAGGTTTGTCAGAGACGTCCTTTCGCTCTCTGTTATTTCTGGGAGTAGGGCTAGCAAGGCTGTGATATCTGCCTCTGGGTGCACTCGCAGGGCGTCATCGCTACCCCCTACTACAGCCACTTGAGAGGTGCTAGGGTGAGTTACGGTACTGAAGTAGTACCTAGTTACATCTTGAGCAGAGATGTATTGCGCTGGTTTGCGCATATGCCATATCTCTGCATTTATAGCTGTGGCTCTCTCTTGGCTTGTGAGCGTATCTGTTGCTTCTACTGGGAGGTAAATCGTTGCCATGTTGCAAATTTAATAAATGCTTTCCATGCCCTCGATGGGCTTTACGGGGAGATATACTGTGGCCATTTTTTAAGTATAAATCGAGAAGTACCCGTTGATGTTTCCTTCTATGGCGCTGCGGTTGCTGGATTTGTTGGTCTTGTACGTAATAATCTCCTGTACCTTTCCGTCAAAGTAAACCGAACTAGAATCTTGGGCTTGACTCGCAATGTAAGTAGAAGTGTTTGCCTCTGTGTTTACCGTTGCTGTAGCCGAACTCCCAGAAGAGCTGCCATTTAAATGCGCTTGAAAATTGGTGCCGTTATAGTCGAAACCGCTCAAACATTGACCTGATACAGAGGTGCCGAAATGAGTGCCATTCATCCAAAGAATAATATTGGTTGTGCCGCCACCTGGGGGATCGAAGTTGCCATATATGAAGTTGGAGCTGTAGGGGGAGGCCGAATCTGCCTCAGCCAACAAATATTGAGTGTTTGAAGCCGCTACAGCCGAATTGTGAACTGTAAAAACGCTTGCATTATTCTGTGATAATTCAACAGCATACGTGGTGGTTTTTAAATAATCTGATGTCCCATTAAAGTCCAACGCTGGCTTCCCGTTCTCAGTAATTACAGCAGAGCCGTTGTATATCTGCGGCATAGCAGTATAACTAGTCTGAGAAGCGTCGTTTCCATTACCGCTCTGATCGTACCATTTAGTCACATAAGCATTGTAGTTAGTCCCACTAGGGTTGTTGCAGTAGCTTACAATTGCAGCAGTATCCAAGTCCCCGTTAGTATCAAATCCGATATCATACTCTGGGTCACTGCTATCGAGCGTCCCCACTGTAGCTGCACTGTCTACTACAATGCGCATGCACTTGCTAGCGGTATTGGCAAGCTGACGTACTGAATAGGCGGCCGCTGCTCCTGTGCCATAGCTCTCAGAAAGAAGCCCAGAGGTGGGCGTGCCGAAGTTGCCGATTTGGTAGTAGGCGTTGACGTTCCCCTCTATGGCGCTTATACTGTGGCTGCTAGTGCTAGGGTACAATATTAGCTCTTGAGTGCTGAACATTGAATATGTCCAATTAGTTCCAGCCCAATTGTAACCGATAAAATACTGAGTGATTGAACCTGTACTCATATCAGCATTAAAATGCAATAAGTGCTGACTTGAAAAGTCGTTATATAAATCCTGTCTAGTCTTGCTTGTTAAGCTGTATGCGGATCCGTTTTTACGTATTGCCACATTGCTGTACTCGGCTGTATCAATTAAGGCGGTTGAGCTTGTTTGCTCTGCTGCTAAAAACCACCCATTGCCAGTCCTTACCACTTGTGACCTGTGAAACAAAACGCTTTTTGCAGTGCTTAAAAAGCTAACGCTAAAGCCTTTCAGCTCTCCTGCAACCTGAGCTTCTAGCCCCATGTTCGCTCCTGATTTAACGGCTGGCTTGCCGTTTTCAGTAATTACCCCACTGCCGTTGTATATCTGCGGTTGACGTGAGCCTAAACTTTGCGTAGCGTTTGCCGCAGTGCCACCTACGTTTGCTTGGTCATACCAAGTAACTAGGTAGCCGTTAGCGCTTCCGCAATGCGTGGCAATCGCTGAAGTGTCCAGGTCTCCAGAACTATCAAAACCAATGTCTGTCTCGCTGTCGTCGCTGTCCCTGCGGATTCGCATGCAGCTGCCGCTGTAGTCTTTGTCAAGCTTGCGCACGGAGTAGGCTGCTGCCGCCCCTGTGTACGTGTCAAGCAATAGATTCGTACCAGAGACAACGATAGTCACCCCGTTGATATCGGTGATGCTGGCTTTAGCTACCCCGTTGAAATCCCCGAGGCTAGCTACAGCTACCCCGTTTATGTCACTGATATTAGGCAAGGTCGATGTAGTCTTGTGATGGTGAGAAGAAAATCTTCTGGTCAGCCAAGCAATACCCAACCACCCTGACGAAGTCAGAGGCGTCAGTAGGCTGCGTCTCAGTCAAATCTCCTGCAGTAGTAGAAATATACAAAGGCTTACCTGCATCCCCTGGGTCTACAGCTACATACCCCACCCCATAAACCAACATCCCGTTAGTACTAGAGTTACCCCCAAGGGCCATACCTAACAACCCCCTTGTGGTATCCTCACCATCTGCATCGACCAAGGTCCATGTGCCAGAATAGAAAGTGTAAACCTTACCAGCTACAGTAGAGTCATCCCCGAACTTTACGATCGTACCCTCGGCCTCACCAGCAGCGTTGACGGCGCTGCTCTGGCTAGCGAACTCAATCTCCGTCCCCCCAGAGGCCGCAGCCCACTTCAGACCAGTAGACTCGCTGCTGTCGGCTGTCAACACGTAGTTGTTAGTGCCTACAGCCAAGGCGCTAGGGTCGCCGCTCCCGTCACCAACCAAGATGCTACCCTTGGCAGTTACGTCGACAGAGCTTACCGCAGAGGTTCCATTCCCCAACAAGACGTGGCCGTCACCTAGGGTGGTGGCCCCAGTACCGCCGCTACCGACAGCCAGAGTAGAAGACAACCCCGCTGCGTTACCTGCGATATTAGATGTGAAGGCGAGCTGCTGAGTATTCCCGTTTACGCTATCTACTTTCAGTACTTGCCCCGCCGTACCTGGCTGCAAAGGCAGTTGCAAAGTATGACTAGCCGCACCAGCGTGAGGAGACCCTGCGATACCGACGTAGTGGGCGTTGCTAGACTCGCAATACAAACGTATCTCCGACTGGTCCGTACCGTCGTTCTTGACATCTAAGAGCTGTCCGTCGTAAGTGAGGTTGGCCTCAGCTACCACCGCGCTAGTACCGTTTCCAGTCAACACAGAGTTGGCCGCGAGGCTCGTAGCCCCAGTACCGCCGTCAGCTACCCCGAGCGTACCCGTGATAGAAGAAGCCCCCAAGTCAACAGCCATCTCGGTAGACTCTATAACGAGTCCCCCGTTGGCTTTCAGGTCTGCGCTGAACTCCGTAGAAGTAAGGTCGAGGCCGTCCCCAGCAGTAAAAGACCCACCCCCACCAGGGATAGTAACGGTAACCTGATCCGAAACAGGCTCGGTAACCGTAACCCCATCCCCAGTAAACGTAAACTGAGATACCGAAGAGGTAAGGGTGGTGCTCTCATCAATAACAGTGATGAACTGACCGCCACCGCCTCCGCCGCCACCACCAGTGATAGTGACCGTAACGTTGTCCCCCGAAGCCGAAGCTGTAACGCCTGTACCGACAAAGTCGATAGACGAAGCCGAAGAGGTGATATCTCCACCGTCGTCTTTGATTACGATATTGCTTCCCCCAGCCTCTCCCTTCGGACCAGTAGAGGTTACGACAATCGTATTGGTAGTATTATTAGTGGAAATAGCCATGCTTTATGTACTTGCCAATGGTTCTGATACGTCTTCGATAACCTTGAAGGCACCACGTAAAATTGTTTTCTCTTCGTTAGTTGAACTGTTCAAGCGCTGCAGGTCGTAGACGTAGCGCCCCGCGTTCACTAGCCTCATAGTAGCCGCCGTAGCCCTAACTGTAAGTTGGTTGTTTATCCCCGCTGTATTGCTCGAGGCCCCACCGATATCAAACGTAAAGCCACCAGAGTTAGATGACAGCACCACCCCAACATCACCATCGCTGTTAGGGCTATCGCGGACCTCCATTATAAAAGTGTCCCCATCCAAACTATCTTCGTTGCCTGCGGCCTCGGCCCCAGTGAAGAAAGTCAGAGTCACATCGAAGCTATCGCCGCGACGGGTGGTGATAGCGAGCTTTTCGCTAGTGTCTAAGTTGAGTCTCTTGCTCATCCTTGTAGTAGTTGTGAAATATCAAATCCAGCCCCCACTTGCTCCTCTAAAGTTCCTCTCTCCCCTTTGCGCTGCGCTATGAGCTTGCTCTGCTCTATAGCTTGCTTCTTGACGCGCTCGTCTTTCCTATCGTCCTTTTGCTTCTCTATCTGCGAACGGGCCATCTGATCCGCCCCCTTCTCGGCACTGCGATTCATAATGCGCAACTGCTCAATCTCTTTCTGCATCTCGTGCTTCACCTTCGCGATAGCAATCTCTGCTTCGGTTTCGAGCTGAATCTTCTGTGCATCGAGCTGCGCCGTCATCTGCATCTCTTGCTGCTTGGCTTGTGAAGCAACTAAAGCCGCTTGCTGCGCCTGCTGAGATTGCATCTGCGAGTTCTGCATAGCGATTTCTTGCTGCTTCTTCATGCGCTTCTTGCGCCGTACCATAAGAAGTTGCTCGGCTTGGTTTACGTCTTTCATAGCACGCACCGCCATAGCGTCTTCTAGGTCTAGCTCTTTCTGTGACAAAGCGATTTGGATGTTCTGCTCCAAATACACCCTATCCTTATCCTCCATCTCTCGCTGCACTTGCACCCCGAAGTTGTACATCGGAAGGTCGCTGAAAGAAGACAGCACCCCCATATTGGTTTCGCCGATGGCGTTCTCATACGCTTTGAAGATGACTGACTCTGGGGGGAGGATTTGCAAGCACTTCACTACGTCTTGACAAACCTTCTTGTACAACACCATGGCTGCATTGGTGACGTCGTAAGTGGCGTTGTTGCTCGCTGCGATGGCTTGCTCCCGAACACCCACTAGGGCGTCGCTCTTCGGTGTAGAAGCATCGACCGCTTCGTTAATCCCAGTGGTATCGCGAATCATACGCAAGTAGTGGTTGTACAGCGCAATCAACTCATTGATGTTGCGGATGCTGTTCCCAATCTCTCGTACTGGCGGATTCTGGAATCCCCCCTCTGGGTTCTTACTGCGATAGTAGAACACCCCCGTCTGCTCGTAGATATCGTGGAGCTCCAAAGGCTGCAACTCCCCACCCTTCCCGAGCTGTACGTTCTCCAACCCTTCGATATCGATTACCAACCCATCTGGCTTGGCTTTAGCGATAGCTTGCTGGAGCTTCAAGTGGGTGAGCTGTAGCATATCGGCAAAGCCGACGCAGCTATCCACCATAGACTTAGGCAGTTGGTCGTTGAGGTTGACCGCTACAGCAGAGAAAGAAAGCTTGGCACGAGAGATATCGTGGATGTTTTTAGGTACGTTCGCGGTCCTACCGTAGTTCAAGATGTGGTCGGTACCGAGGATGTACATACCTGAGTACACCGTCTCCACCTCCATTTTATGTGGGGTGCGCTCGTATACACTACCTGTACGCTCCTTGTACTTCATCCCCTCGAAGAAGAACCCCGTATTGCCAAAGCGGTTTTGCTTTTCTTCGAAGTGCATGCAGTCTACAGACTTGAACTCAAAGTCCAAGACCTCCACTGTATACCCCCCGTACTGACTCTTGTCAATTTTAGAAGGGTAGTAGGGGGCTTTCATAGACCTGTTAGAAGAAGCTCGCTTGGCGTTCTTCGTAATCTTCTGCAAGTCTTGTTCTGTAAGCTGGTCCCCCGCCAAGCGCTTTAGCTCTTGCAAAGGTATCTCTCGGACGCAACCCGCGTATACTATGTCGTCGAGGTTGGGGTCGTCAGTGTAGCTGTGTACGAAGTTGACTGGGTCTACATACTCCACCCGAATCCCGTAGTTGCTGTCGTTTGTGCGCTTGACCACGCTCATACCCAAGGCTGCGAGGTCGTTTACGCAGCGACGGAAAGTATTGTCTTCGAAATTATTCCAAGACAAAGTCATATCCGTGGCTACCTGGGCTGCAATCTCTGCGTCAGTCTTGATGTTGGTATCCATCAAGATTTCTGCCTCCTCGATAGTTTCTGGGAGGGTGTCGGGGTCTTCCCCCACCAACACCTCTCCTGTTAGTTCCTTCAGCTTCTGTAGCTGTGGGCGCAACTTAATCTGGTTTTTAATCCTGTTCTTCTCTCGGTTCTTCTCCGAAGAGGAGAGCGGATCTACCGCCTCAAGGTTGGGGTATGGGTTGCGAGAGAGAATCTTATTGACTACGACACGAACGAACTTAGGTAGGATAGGGACAGACGTGAAATCTAAGTTCATCAGACTCCCGTCCCCATTGTTTGGGTCTAGAGCATTTAAGAGCTGCTTGTATATGCTCGTATCTTGTGTTCCGTTAGCGTAGTCCCTATTGCGAGCAAAAATATTCTTCCTACCCCCGTAAGTTGAAGATGTGCTGTCCGTGCTCCCCCACTGGCCCTCTATGGCCTTGGCGTACCTCAACCCATACTCCTTGGAGATTTTCTCCTCGTATGGGGCCAAGGGATCGGGGAAACCACCTGACTGGTCACTCTTATTGTTATACATGTGGGGTCAAGTAATTATTACCCACAAATATAATAAATCAACCCCTCACCTTATACCGCCTGAAGAAGCGCTTCTCATTGAAGTTCGACTCTTTCTTTTTCACCTTCACTTTCTGTGCCGCTAGCAAAGCCAAACCAGAGCTGATGGTCAAGTCAAACTTGGTTCTGTTGCTGATGTCATAACCAATCCAATCCTCTAGGGTGCGGTTGAAATACATACTCCCCACCTCCCCAGTCTCCCTGTTGATGCCTACGTGATCGTGGACGTAAGCCTCTATAGCTTGGGCGTGAGATTGGATTACATCGACAGAGTTAGATGGTATCCCTTTGGTCTTCACGTTGACCTTCGCGCTGGTGCTCATCAGGTGCTTCGGTCTATCCATCAAGTACCCATCATATCCGCGCTGCTCAAAGTACCTAGCTATCCCGTACTTGTTGTTCTCTATCAAAATGGGGTACCCGTAGAAGACCGCCGCCATAAGCACGTCTTCATAAAATATCGAAGCCAAAGGCGGACGGGAAGCGTACTCAAGAACAAACATGTTAGCAGGTACTTCCATATTGAACTTGTTGTACAGATGTAGCGCACCCTTGGATCCGCGCCCATCCACAGTAGCATCGAGATCGTAGCTATCCACCCCGCCACAACCAAGGTGAGGGTGAGGAGCGATTCTCTTCGTTCGGTCATGAGCCTTCTTGTTTCGGAGTTCTACTGGGGGCATCCAAGCTACCTTGAACCTCCCTTTGGGATCTGGTGTAAAGATAACTTCAGTATCCTCTACCCCACCTTTCCAAGTGAACTGCCCCGTAACTACGGGGTTTGGAAATAGGTTGTCGTTGTGCTCTACTTGCTCGTATATCTGACCGATATTAAACAGGCTCCCATCGATACTATCTCGGAAGGCTTCATCAGTGGTAAACGGGAACTGGCGAATGGTTTCGTTTAGCTCCGAGGCGTCGTGCTTTAGGCTCTCCCTTTCGTTCTTCAAGAACGTCTTGGCCCCCATATGAACGTACTCCCCATCGATGCCCTCTACGTGTTGCTCTGGGTCTTCTATTATAGCCCTCCCATAAACATCGAAGAAGCCCTCTAGGGATTCGTAAGCAGGGATAAACAGCCTGTAAAGACCCGACCTAGTCCTCCCATTCTTGTTCCTCTCCTGCGGGTCCGAGTCCCCCCATAAATCTTTGTACTCGCTCCCCCCTTTTGCCATGGGGTTTACGGTGCTTCCGACCATAGCCTTCCCCACGATTTTTCTTCCTACGATCAAACAGGTCCTCTGAATCCTCCAAGCCTCCCTTATGTCGGTGGGTTTTTCCCATTTCCCCGCTTCGTCTAGATACAGCAAGTGTAGTTTCTCTCCGTCGTAGGCGTTGTTCGTGGTGTTCTTCCAGTTGATGACCGTATTCAAGGCGTCCCCCACTGTAGCTGTCTTGTTGTTCTTCGTAATCTTTTTTGAAGGCTCACGGAAAGCTAGCTCCATACGGGGGTTGGTGGTGCCGTCTTGGATAGGCTTGAAGAAGAATGGGTACTTGCGGAACATAGTGACCACCTTCTTCATGAAGATATTCTCCTGTGCGTCTTTACCTGTCTTGCTCTGTATCCCCAGCAGCTTGTCTTTTACTTGGGTAGCTTCGTCAACTATGACTGAGGAACATATGTTTGTATATCCTGATCTACGGCACTTGGTATATAACTGTCCAATACAACGAGGGTCCGCCTCACACGCAGCCAAATGTAAGAATATATCCCTTTGGAAATCAAGGTAGTAGGGGTGGCCGATGTCTAGCACCGACCACTGCAGCATCATGTAGTGACGCCCCGTGATGTATGTAGCGTCACCTCGGTTATAAAACCAAACGCCCTCACGCCTACGGCGAAATTCTTCTTCGATATATGGACGAAACTTTTCTCGAAACTCCCGAGGCATCTCCGCCCACTCATCCATAGAACGAATACGCGATATCTCTTTGGGTAGATCAGCTCTCCGCCAGTGCTGATCCTTGATGGGTAGATTCTGGTAGAGGATGTCTTTGACTTTAGGGGGCTTTGGAAGGACAATGAGAATGCCACCGATTTCGATGTGGTCACCATGCGTGCCGTTGGGACATATCGCCACTGCTTTCTCTTCATAGCCTTTGACATCAACTAAAACGCTCATCTAAAAATCTGTACTGTCCCCTCTATACCTATGGCCCTGCCAGAGTACGAGCTGGCCTTAATCACCCAAGCATACACGCCGTCAGGAACGTAGTGACCCCCGCCGTTGTAGCTCCCGTCCCAACCGTATTCTGGGTCGTCGGTTTGAAAAACTACCCTACCCCACCTGTTGTATATGGTCATAGTCCAATCATTCCAACAGCTAGGGTCAGATTGCTGGGCATAGAAACTATCGTTTACCCCATCGTTGTTTGGGGTAAATACGTTAGGTACAAACACCACCATCTCTTCGCAATCGTCAACCCCTGGCTGGTCGTCACACGGGAGACCTGTATCGCAATCCAACCACAGCTCTTGCACTATGTACTCGTGTAGGGTGTCCAGCAGGTATACATAGGTGGTGTCATAAACGTAGTCTGTGGATAGTATGGTGTCAAGTATATACACATAGGTTGTGTCGTATATATAGTTATCCACCCAGGTTGTATCATATACATACTCAGTCTCGTAGATTGTATCTGTAAGATACTCAGTTAGATAGAGCGTGTCAGAGACGTATATATAGGTCGTGTCGTAGAAGTACCAATTGATAGGTATTGGTATTGTATCGTACTCTACCACGATGACAGTATCTGGGGGAAGCTCAATGTAAACGGTGTCTACGATAACCTCTGGGAGGGGGTCTCCGCAGGGGCCCACTACCACCCAGTTGTCCACCCAGTTTTCGTCGTCATATACTCCATTGCCCGTAGAAGTGCCATCCCCGTTGATGCCTACCTCTGCCCAACCCCCGTCTTCGGCATACATAGTGGGACCATAACTTATCTGCCAAATCACGACTTGTACGCTGAGGTCTAAGCTCAACCAATAGTCTATCCCCCCTTCAAGGTTACAGTACAGTTGAGCTGCGAAAGGACCATCTACGCAATCGTTTTGATAGGGGTTGTACAACGGAAACTCTACTGTATCTCCAGTATAGTATGGGGGATCTATCAGCTCATCATAAAGGTTGGTCCAGTTATTAATGGACTCCATAGTCGTAGCCGAGTACAACCAGCCTGGGTGACTAGAATCATCAGATATAGAGAATCCAGAGGGAAAGTCCCACCCCTGATTCATTGCGTTGCAATCGCTATCTAAAGCTTGGAACCCAAACTGGATTTCAGATACCCCGTATGGACCTGCCGTCCCCCCGCAGTTCTCCGTGTTGTTGAATGCAATCGTTACGCTACCCTCGATTAGGTCTACATCGAGTATCTCTAAGTCACACTGCGAGTACAGTGGAGAGGTAACCCAAAGTAGTATTAGGAATACTTTACATATCCGCATAACTATTTCTTACTGAATTTTTCTGCGAACCCCCCAGTGTAGTCTTTACCCTCAGAGACTTCGCCCCCCAAAGTAAGGTCCTTCATCATCTGCTCCAACTTCTGTCTTTCAACCAAAAGCTCTTTGCAATCTACGGCTGTCTGCTTGATGGATTGCAACTCCGCCTTCCTCGCGCTCCCGTTCACTTCGGAGTCTACAGGCTTCTTAATCTCCTCAATCATATTGTCTATGGCGACCTCCATGCTCCCCATCAACCGCTTCGCTGCATCCAGCGTAGTAAACTTCTTAGATGGCATAGAGCAAGTCCTCTACTCGGGTACGGAAGTAAACCTTATCGTTGGCTTTGAACTCGTAGTCCCTGTTCTCTTTGAACCCGACGGTATCCCCCACAGACAACCCGAGCTCTGCAATCTGATCGCTCATAGCGGCCACTACCCCCGTAGTTCGAGGCTTCTTTTTGAACTCTACGACTTCGAACATAGCCTCTTCTACTTCCTTTTCAAACGATTCCTGTAATATGCTCCACCCCTCTAGCGGGATGAGCTCGTCTGTTCCTTGGGGCTTGTAGGCATAGGCGTGGCTGTTCACAGCTACCTTCGGGTCGAAGCTTACCACATAGTGGTCTTTGTAGTCTGCAAACGGCATCCCCCCGTTTATAACTACGTTGTGGTGGAAATATAACGTGTCCCCAGGTTTTACTGGGGTATCAAACTTCAAGGGGATGTGCTTCACCTCCCCTTCGTTTACTCTGTGCTCAAACTCGTTGAACTTGGTCTCAATCTTCAGCGTGGTATCGGCGAAGTCGATTTCGTCACGGAACTTTTTTGGGAGTTCCACAACGAAGTAATACAGCATATTCATTAGTATCCGCTTGCTCTCACCATATCCGAGCTAGGATTGGTAATCGGAATCAACCTTTCGTGAGGGGTGGGGAGGTGGTACGGTCCTATCATAGCACCGAACTCTGGATGTACATGATATGGCCCTATGTATTCCTCTCCGTTTAGCTTCCTAAACTCCCCCCCAGCAGTGTATAGGTTTTCTTCCATAATTAAAAATTTAAATCGTATTCAAGTATACAGGGCATATCGTCGATGGCCTTCCATAGCACCTGTGCATCGTCTATATCTAGATAGACTAAATATCGCATCTTCCCATAGCGATGCAAGTGGGCTTCGTCAAGCACTATGGCCGCTACCTTACCGCTACCAGCACGCATGCCAACGTAGTAAGCCATGGCATCCTTCGGGTCTCTCCCAATCACAATCTTTCGTATCAACCCTCCCATCAGTTCAGAGATGGGTCAATATCGTTTAATTCATCGAGAATAGGAAGGTACCAAGTCTCAGAATAGAACTCCTCATCCAAATCTATCGGAGCGCTGTAAGAGAAGTGCAAGAAATCTAGAGCCTCCATCAACAGCTCTTCGTTGTCTACGTTCATACTGTAGACAGCTTTGAGCACTGGCTCCCCCATATCATCGCTATCGAGCATTCCCGTCAGCATGATGTTTACCACTTCATGCTCCATGTCGTACTTTTGAGTGATGGCCTCAAGTAAGACATGAAGCTTCTGAACTTCCATCAAGAACTTTTCTCTGTTATTCATGCCGCGAAGTACTGTAAGTAAAAAGAGGATGTTTCGGGACATGTCCCCTCTCCCTCAAAAATACGTAAAAAAGAACCACCTCAAGCGGCTGAGAGAGAACCTGTTATGGTGTCAGAAGCAACACGACTTGTATCAAACGGAGCTATACTTCCTCCTTTGGTGCTATGATTTAGAGTTTTGGACTCTAGACTTTGCATCTAAAGACTACGGTATGTACAAGGATAAGCTTGCCGACAGGATTGTATACCCTATGGTTAGAGAAGGTTATCTATACAAGCACTTCGAGAAGAAGACCTTGTCTGAGTGTCGTGAGGACCACCTCTTTCGAGAAGAGACGAAGTACAACTACAGGGTGAGGTATGCTCTTTCGCAGAAAGGGCGGCTGATGGTACAGCGCTTTTACAACAGACTGGAGTCTTAACTCAAGTCGGTGTACTTGATGGTAACGCGATTCCCGTCACGGAGCTGTTTGGCCACCAAGGGGTAGAGTCGGAAGTATGCACGGGTGGAGTGCCCTATAAACCCGTTCTTCTTTACTTGGTTGTTTTCTTGCGAGTCACCCACGAGGAGACAGCCCGACGTGTCTTCGTCAGTATTTCCACAATGAATGAGAATATCCGAGAACTCAGCGACGTCACGTACCCACAGCATTCCCAGATGAATATCAGCAAATCGTTTTTGATATCGATGATGAAAGCCACCAAACGTGCGTAGCGTGATGTCATACTCTCCTTCAGGGATTCTAGTCTCCCCTTTGATTTTTTGTTCTCTGAGCTCATCTTCTAAGGTGTAACATAAAAACTCACGATGGTCCCCTGTGATATCGAACAGGAGGCCGTTGGTGCTGTCTTTCTCGCTGCTGAAGCGTAGTACCTCTAGCTGCAAGCTTGGTTCTTTTAAGTTCATTGAATTTCTTTAGTCTGGGGTTGAAGTATCCTTTACTCCCCATCAGCTAGCTACGAAGACCTCTACGCTAACAGAGTTGGTCTTAGGGTCTACAATGATAGACTCTAGATCGTGCAATGCAGCGTCAGTAATCGGGGTGGCAGCATCGTCGTCACACGCGATGCCTTCGTGAGGTACCCCCATCATGTAGCTCTGCCCTGCAGCCAGCAAAATGCTGGTGCTCCCGTCAGCCGCCCCGTCTTCATCGTTAGATATCTGAAGGGAAAGCACGACTTCGTTACTAGAATCTAGGTTCGTTACTCGTATGTACTTGGTGTCTTCTAGATCGATGGCGTTGTCTGCAGTATGCACTGCCGTCTGGAATGTCGCTATGGTGGTATCGTTATTGGCTGGGCACGTCACCACACGGGTGTATGCCTGAGTTACGCTTGAGATACTGAACGTATGCTCACCCCCGCGATTCTTCCCGTTCAGTTCTAGCTCTTCAGTCAGAGATACTGTTAGTGTTGCCATACTACAAATATAATATGATTACCCGCTGCAGGATTCGCAGTCCTCTGGGGAGTCGATGTTACAAGTGATCTCCCCACTCTCAAGTTTCTCTTCTGTCTTCTTCACCCGCTCAGGGTTGAGGAAGCTGATGTCGTCTTCTTCGTTCATGTTACTTCTTTAAGATTCTGAACTTACCACCGCTATTATAGGCACGAATCTCCCCTACACCTTCTCCGAGGCGAGCGGGGATATCTACCTCCCACCAAGTATTGCCTACATCGTCAGTGACTTTGGTGGCATCCAACCCATGCTTCTTCAAAGCTTTCGGGAGGCGGTCGTAACCTTTCATAATGCCTTGAGTGGCTTGCTCACTAGCGTTGATGCGAGATAGGTGCTCACGCGAAGAGCGCAGCTTCTTGGTTGCGTCGTACCAATCGAAGACGGCTTTTCGGGTGGCGTTATCATCACCACCAAGCTCCCTGAACCCCTGCTCGTATTCATTGAAAATTCTTTGGTCAGTTTCACCCAGGCTACTGACTTTCGTCCTTACTGAAGCGACACCTTCCATCATGTACATAATCTCACCCTCACTCTTTCCCTTGAACATCGGGTGTTCTTTGAAGGTCTTGTCCACGAGCTCGTTCCCCCTAGCTTCTTTAGAAATGTTCTCGTACAACTCTACGTCTGACTTCGCCCTGCTAATCCTACGGGTCTGATACCCATAACCCTGAATCTTGCTTGTCGTCTCCCCTGTCGGGAAGCGAAGCTTGTCTGCCCCCTTCGCTTCGTTCTCTAGGATGTGAGAAATAAGGAACTGGTCTTGGTTTTTGATGAGGCTTGCTTGCTTAGTAGTAGGTCCTCCCTCCCCAATGTTCAAACCCACACGCTTCTCCCCTGCAGGTCCACGCGCTTGTAGCGGGTCGGCCTGCAGCTCAGAGATGTACAGCACCCCTTCCTCGTCTGGGCGCTCGAAGGTGCGGTAGTGCCCGATGACGTCCTCCCCAAAGTGACCGTACTCAGTAGACTGCAGCTCAGGGTCTGTGGTGCGGATAAGGTTGGTACGAGCCTCTAGACCCTGTTTCTCTAACGAAGGAATTGCATCAAACGAGTATCCTAGATTGCCCAATCCGTAGTCTGCGTATTGGTTACTCTCCTCGACACGGAAAGGACGATTCATATTCCCCATACCTGCCCGCTTGAAGTTCAGGTAGTCAATTTTATCAGGGAGCGGTGCGCCAGATTCTAGGCCCAATGCTTCTCCCTGCTGGACACGAGACTTGAACAGGGCGTCTTGCAGAGCCTCCCGCTCTGCCGCAGAGATGTCTTTGCTGTTGATGAGGTTCTCAATCTGACTAACTTGAATCAACCCGTCTTTACCTACAGCGTTCTCTAGCTTACTCCCTGACATCAGCGACGGGAGCTGGCGGACGTTGTAAGAACCTCCACTTAGGTCGAAAACATCTCGATCCAAGTCACTCAGACGAGGTGACATATCGTACACCTCATTATGAGCTTGAGTCAGGTTTTGCAGTACCGCCTCTCTCTGCTCGCTAGGGAGTTCTCGGAACTCTCGCTTCGGTAGCTTCGCTGGGAACTTCTTTACGGCTCTCCACGCCGACTTCAAAGGCTTCTCAAGTATGTTTGGGATGAGGTACCCCGCCGCCGTCATACCAGCGAACATAGCTGGGTCTTGCTCCTCCCCGTAGAAGTCCTCACCTGTAGCGGCTACTTTAGCTAGCTCGGCAGCGTCGATACCCTCACCGATAACTGGGAGGAACCTAGCCGTCTCAAACATGCTGTCATCGACAGTCTCTGCTGTCATACGGTCTTGCTCCTGCTTGATAGTGCGGAACGGGGCGTCCCCACCAGTCAACCTGAATTGATTGTCAGGTTGCAGTGCACGCATCAAAGCATCTTGCGGGGTGATAGTACCCTGTGGGGGGTCCCCATCTACCTTACCACCGTTCTTGTATTTTTCGACAAGCGGGAAGAGCCTTTCGTATGCCGTCTGTAGACCTCTAGTTCGTTTATCTCCAGGAAGCAAACTCACGTTTGAACCAGCGAAGTCGCTCTTGTACTTCGGCACAAATTGCTCACCTGGAGAGGTGATCTCTAGAATCTTTTGCTGACTAGCAGGGAGAGAACGCACCACTCTTACGCGGTCGCTACGAGTTTCCATGCCAGGAAATGCCCCCAAGTCAGACAGAAGCTGTCGCTCTTCAATGGGGAGATACATTGCCCCCTCTTCTTCTAGTCTAACCAAGTCAGATATGATTCTGTCTGATGGGTCGAAAGACTGAGCTACGTCTGGGGCGGTGCGAACTGTACCTATATACCCTCCGTAATCATCTGCCACCCTTACTTCTGACGTACCGTAAATACCTGGACCTGCATTTTGCCCTCCAAGGTTTCCGCCTTTTTGGACTTCAGTCATATATCGCGCAGCCTGTTCTGGGTTGTCGGCATCCACACCTCTATACATTGTGAGGTACTGATCCCCGAACTCCTGCATCCTACGATCGAACATACCTTGGTCGTATGCTTCAGGGGTAAACTTCATCAGAAGGTCAGGGTCGTTTTCTAGCATCCAGTTCTTAGCACCTTGTTCTGGTCTTGTGTATGTGTTGAAGTTTATACCGCTACTTTGCAGGGCGTCACGAGTCGGTCTAGCCCCCTTAATCAACCTACTCTCGAACGCTTCAGCCTTCTGCTGCAACTCTTTCAGCGGGGCGAGCTCTTCAGCACCACGATTCTCCCTGATTACCCTAGCTATGTCGTCTGCACTGCGTGCCCCCTTCCTCAAAAGGAACTTCAAGGGCCTTTCTAAAACATTCGGGATGACAAGCCCTGCAGCAGCAAACGTATTGTACAGGCTTTTGTCCGTCTCACGTCCGCTAAGGTCCTTCCCCGTAAGGTTCACCTTCCCCGCCTCAACCAAGTCAATAGCATCACCGAGTACAGGGAACATACGGATGAACTCAAACATAGCTTCGTCCGTCCCTTCCGATGCCTGACGATTTTTCTCCTGCCTAATAGTACGGAACGGGGCGTCCCCAGTTCTCAACCTGTCGGGGTTTCGAAGTTGCTCTAGTCGAGCTAACACTTCTTGTGGGGTGATAGTACCCTGTGGGGGATTCCCGACGCCACCACCGTTTTGGTACATGCGCCGCTTCTTAGGGAGCATGCCTTTAGGTCTACGCTTCTTGTTCTTCATTACTGACTATCCCTTAGTATACCAATAGCGTTTTGCAACTGAGGTGAGATTCGCGGGGATTCCCGCAAGATTTTAAATGCATTTTTCAAATCTGAAGTCACCTCCCGTGGGGCGGAGACGGGTAGCATAGGTATAGTGTCTGATTCTGCTACTGGGGGTTTGTATGTAGCTCTTGCCTTTCGGTACCGAGACAAGTACTCATCGAAAGAAGCGTTGTTCCCTGGGATATCATACCCGCTTTTGAGCTGCTGCATCAACCCATCCCTACCTATAAAGTGGCTCATAGCCGCTACTTCGTCTGGGGAGAGGTTTTTAGACTTGATGTCTCTTGCGTTACGCAGCAACCCTGGCACCCCAGGTATCTCCCCACGCATGCGCATGTCTTGAATCTGTCTCTGCAGCTTTAGGTCTTTAGCGAAATCAGCTCTAGACACCCCTTTCATCTCTGGCATGTCCTTGATTTCGTCATACATCTGCTGGTACAACCCCGTTGCTGTAGTGGTGGGGTTCATCATATTCTTACCATACGAGGATTCCACCCCTGACAGAGCATGCAAGAAAGCAGGGTACCAATCTGGCATCCCATTTTTCTTTGGGTCTCCGACACCACCACCGTTCTGGTACATGCGCCGCTTCTTCGGGAGCATGCCTTTGGCTCTACGCTTTTTGCTCTTCATAGCTGTCCTCGGTCTCTCATAGATAGTGCGATGGCTACAGCTTGATCGTGTGGTCGACCTTCTTTCTTCAAGACTTTGATTTTCTTGCCAATCTTTCCTCCTGATTTAAACATCTCTGTGTTAACGTACCCCGTTCCGTCAGGACGGCGAAAGAACCGCTTCAGACCAATCTGGACGGGCTCACTCTTTACCCCCCTAAACCCAGCTTTTCGAGCCGCCTCTGCGGGGTCATGCATAAGAGGTTGCTCGTCAATCAGAACGTCCCTTTTCAGGCGTAGCATGGGGCGCAAGTTTTTGTCTAGTTCTGTTTCAGGTAACCCCTTTGTTTCTAATGGTTTTATCCTTGGAGTGGGGGGTCTTACACTAGGTCGTATTTCAATGTCTGGGTCAGGCCCATGCTCACCCGATGGGATTGGCGGGGGGGCGGCTTCACGCCTGTTGTTTGAAACAAACTCCTGAATGGTGAAATCTATAAAAGGGAAGTTCTCTTCAAAGTACTTCGTGTAAGCCTCTTTTTCTTCAGGGGTGTAATCGCTGATTGCGACTTCTCCTTGATCGGAATCAACTTTGTCGAGGACAATCTGCCTTGTGACTTGCGGTAAACCCAAAAGTATTTTTCTAACCGTGTCAGGGACAGATGTACCTACGCTGTCTTGCACAGGGTCACCCCCTGGCCGACCCCCGTTTTGCAGCTTTTTCAGTCTCATATTGCTAAGATAATGCAACTATCTGTCCCTCAACTGCATACAACCCCCACTTCACAACAAGACACAGCATCCCTGTATTCACTTCCTAACTGAGTAACACAGTCAACACTGTATAGCCAAAAAAAAAACCCAAACGGGGTTTCTTATTTGCTTAGGTTACCAAGTGGGGCCCCCCAAGGCCCCGCGCTGAGTAACCTTGAGAATCTAGCACTAGGAGTGATGCGAAGTTACACAAAAAAAATGACAATGTCAACCCCCAAATGCAAGATTCTATGACAGATTCTCTATGCGGTTCTTTGCGTCAGGGGTCTGGGGGGACCCTGACGGTCGAACCTGACCCAACTACAAGCACCAAGGGGCAGTTGGTAATAAAGTATCCACAAAAGAAGCCAGAACATTGACGCGAGGGGATTATGTATACATGCACACGCTGCGCAACGCAACGCAAACCGCATCCTCGAACCCCCTCCCCCCGCTGCTATCGGTGGGCTTTTCAGGTTTTCAGCGTTTCCCCCCGATATCCACAGCCTATCCCCGCCAACCTATAGACGGACCCCCGTTCGATCCCGCCCAAGTTCCCCCCGTTTTCATCCGATGACGGCAAAGGAGAGCAGGGGACAACCCCCCCGCCCGTTCCTACTATATGACATGCCCCCCCGCTTTCGTCGGACATGATGCCATAAAAAAGACATCGCCCACACCCCGCGCCGTTACTGGGTTTCCGCCCTTTGCCCTGTGGAAAAACAATAAACATTCACGAAAATGTGTATGAATTGTGAATTCTGTGACTATCTTTGTCGGCATCAATCAATGAAAACACAATGGACTTTCACAACACCCTTCTGCGCTATCGCGCCATCCACGTACGTTTTTACGGCCCTACGAACACCAAGGGTGTTCGCATCCGAATCAAGGACATGCGCAGGGGCGACACTGTTTGGCTCCCGTACAACCACGAAATCGGTGACATCGTGAACCAAGCGGGCGACTATCTACACACACAGGGAATCGGCCTAAGCGCTGTCGTACTGCACGACACGCAGGACGGATACACCCTTGCCACCCCTGACTTCGCCACCCCGATCAAGTAAATAAAACCGACATGAAGCTAGTGTCAGATTACAACTACAACGCTATCGCAGCCAACTATAATTTCTAGGACAGATGAAAATAAAATTCAACATAGCGCACTCTTTGGATATAGTGATCCACACAATTAATGAGCAGATACGAAACCATGTAACGGTAGACGCTGAGTTAGGGACGTACCGACTAGAAGTACAGAGACGAGGCGGGTATGCAAAGGCACGCCTGTTGGTGTTCGAGGGGACGGCAGATTGCGGTTGGTATTACAGGTTGCTTGGAATTTCTCGGGCCTTGTTCGAGATTGGGCAGATGCACCCACACAGCCAAGTTGCCATCGATGACGTGTACATGACGGAGGCTAACCCCTCGGATGCAGACCTCTCTTTACATGAAACTGCAGCCTGTATCGAATTCACCATCAAGACAGAGTCATGAGCAATTACAGAGGGGGCATCAGCGCGGCCCGAATTCAGGCGCTTAAGGATATCAGCGAACACCAAACGGAGACGGCCCCGACCTTGCCCTGGGCTGGTCCACGAAGCTGTGAGATTGGGTTCTACTGTTGGACTGCATCGCAACTGCGGAAGGACACCTTTATAACTCACTTAAACAAACAGTTAGGGTTATGAAAACCGCGACTATCACAAAAGATGGCACCATCCTGCGTAACCTTCGCGGATGGTTGGCGGAGTCAACACCCGAGGACATTGAAACGGGTCGGGCTTGGTATCGTGAGGCGATGGATTATGCAAGGTATCTGTCGGTTGAATTCAACGTATCGCGCAAAGTTGCCGCAGGGGTCATCTCTGCCCTATCCCCGAATAATAAATGGGAACGTAACAAAATCGATGCATTCACAGTGCTGCAAGCTGTGCGTGATGGACTCGGACCCGATGACGTGAAGGTTTGCACCTATGATGCGAACAAGAGGAAAGCCTTTGCAATTGCTAAGGGTGATGAGTCGATCCTACGCAAGTCTCCGAAAACGTACGCTTTCGCGATGAACGTTGGGGAGAACAGCGACGATCACGTCACGGTGGACAAGTGGCATATGCGGGCCTGCCTGACTTCATCCCTCAAGCGGGTCACGGTGCAAGAGTCCCCCACTGCGATGCAGTACAGAAGAATCGAACGGCTCACGGCCCGACTAGCTAAGAGGGAAGGGTTCAAGGGCTACGAATTGCAGGCCATAATATGGGTAACGATTAAAAGACATTGGGAGGGGGTCTTACGTTGATTCTTTACGCACAATTTGGACAAGTCGGAAACAATTATTAGTTTTACCACATCAATCAACCCCACCACCCATGACAAAATCAGAACTCATCAAGGCCCTCGACGGCATCCCTGACGCTACCCCGCTGTATGTATGGGTGCAGTCCACGCATGACATTTACGGTATTGACGTGGACGTGATCGACCGTGAAGATGGGACCATTCACGAAGTACACCTCAACGTCTACGACGACTAACTCAACAACAGAAGCCATGAAAACACTCATTGAAATAGACGTGTGCCTGATTAATCAGCACCTCCTCCCCTCCCTCATCAACGGCGACGATTCTGCTCTGTCCGCCCAAGAAGAACACCAATGCGAGCAGTTCCTTTCCGCATACCCAGACACCGAAGGTCCTCTCATCTTCGATTATATCCCGCAACACCCCTTCTTTGGGAAGTGCGAAATACTCGGAAGCTATGGGGAAGTAGTCGAGGTGAAGGTATTCGGGTACAAGGACATATGAAAATCATACTAATTCAAGAAAACATGACAGATACAATCTATATGGCACAGATGCCCGATGTATTCGGGTATGGGATCACTTGTTTTTCTAAAGAGTCGTCCACGGATGCTTTGAAGAAAGTAGAGGTGGCCTATCGTGAAGGCATGAAGGCTAGGGGGAAAAATCTTACTGACTCATTTCTCAAGAGGTTCGAATACTATGGTGGCCGCATCAATCACATCGAGTTCGACAAGGTCTACGATGAAAACTGCTGTTGATTATGAAAGTGCTAGAACTATTTGCAGGTAGCCGAAGCATAGGCAAGGCCGCTGAAAGGTTGGGGATGGAGGTCTTCAGTTCAGACATCACCGACTTTGGGGGCATCGATTATGTGTGCGATGTGCGGGAGTTCGACCTTTCCCGCATCCCTTGGAAACCTGATATGATTTGGGCTTCCCCACCTTGTACGGGGTTCAGTGTAGCCGCGATCGGTCACCATTGGGAGAGGGGGGAGGAGTTTCACACCCCTAAAACGGACACGGCTAGGTTGGGCCTTGAGTTACTGCGCAAGACAATCAACATTATTGAAACCTTGCAGCCATCACACTTCTTCATTGAGAATCCACGGGGGATGATGAGGAAGACCCCTGAGGTCCAACAGTTCCAACGAACGACAGTGACGTACTGCCAATATGGGGACACCCGAATGAAGCCCACGGATATATGGCACAGCACGAGATGCACTTGGGTTGGTCGCCCGATGTGCAAGAACGGCGCTCCGTGCCATGAGGCTGCCCCACGGGGGTCACGGACGGGAACCCAGGGATTGAAGGGCAACCACGAGCGAAGCAAAATCCCCGATGCGCTCTGTACAGAAATCTTACTCCACGTTTCCAATACGCTGTGAGTTTAACACACACACATGAACGAAGACAAACCTTTATTCCGAGTCACAGGCGTAGCACCTAGACATAGTATGAGCAACGGAAAGACATTCGAACTTGGGCTGTGCAGCACAGAACACGAAGCGCAGAGATGCAGGGCGTTTTGGTCCTTGCATTACGATGACATCGAAATTCACAAAATCCACTGACATGAACGAAGACGAACACACCTGCGAGACCTGCGATGGAGAGCAGGAGATATGGGACGGGTTCAAGATGGACCCTGCAAGCAAACTCATCCCCTGCCCAGACTGCACTTGGCAACCCGACCCTGACACAAAACACGACGAACGATGAAACTATACGCAGCAGACGGAAACGAATACACACACAATGTTAAAAACAAACCCACAGCTTGCACAAGTCATAAACAATTAGTACAATTGCACATCAATCAAAACACAATGGCAGACCAAGAGAACCTTCAGCGCAACAACTTGCTGAAACAAATCCACGAGTATCAAGCGCGTGAAGAAGAGGTACGCAAGTTCCTCCGAGTCTTGAACAAAGACGAGGACAGCATCAAGGCTGACTACCTCGACCACTTCAACCGTATCATGGACACCTTCCTCCCTAACGGATGAAGCACACTGAAGACATCGTAGCATGGGGGTGGGCGGGACTCCTGCTCACCCTGCTACTCATCATCGCAACACACACGACATGACAAAAGAACAACTGTACAAGGACAGAGTGAGCAAAATCACCCCCGTTATGGAAACCACTATTGAGGGTGCGCAGAAGCGCATGACAGACTTCATTGAGTTCTGGAGCGACAACGCCAAATTCCGTAGGTGGGGTCTCGATGCAGACCTCGAATACATCGGGGTCTTTCTCGACTCCGTGGAGGACAAGATGGCCGCCATGTCCACTGCATACCAATCCTTGCATGACAGGTACTTGAACGCTATCCACGCCGCAAACGACAACAAATGAAAGACGACCACATCCACCCACTCTTCGCTCGACTGCTCAAGCCCATCAGCGGGGAGGTGGAAATCAAGATCGACCGAGAGGCATACGAAAAGCAACAGGCCCAACGCCGCAGGGTGAAGGCCATCAACCCCAAAAAACACAACCGATGAAAAACTACAACTCCGTATTTACTATCGCCCTGTCGATTGACCACGACAAAGAGTACGGATCAGACATCACCATGAAAGACATCATTGAAGCAATGAAGGGTCGGCTCGATGATGTGGAGTACGACGACCCCATGGAGACCTTGGTCACAGGCCCCGACGACACCTACAAAAACACATTCAACGGATGAGACTATACAAGCCAAAAGAAGTAGCCCAGACACTGCGAGTATCAGACGCAACAATTCGAAACATGATACGGCGCGGCGACCTCCCCGCCATCAAATTACCAGGGAGTAGAACCTATCGCATTACAGAAGAGACCTTATCAGAGTTTTTGAAAGGGTCTCCAATCAAACCGATAAATTCAAAACCATCAATACCCAGACCGTCGAGGATTATCGTTGGGTCTGAGGTGTACTCATGGCCGAAAGAGTTTCGCTCTCTCTCTTCTTCGTTACAACGAATCATTCGTGACGGCGAGATGACTCTCGAGTTTATCTCTTCGCTGACCCGAAAAGAAATGGGGCGATTCCGTGGTGTTGGAGAATGCAAACTAAAAGAGTTAGACGCTTTGCTTGAAAGAAATGGCAAGACGTGGTACAGAGAAACAACATGAACGATGAAGACTGAAACTAAATGGACTATCAAACAAGCCATGGCACTGAATAAGTTGCTGGACTTGCTAGATGAGTTACTGGACAGGCACGTAGACGACCAGTACCAACACGATAAATATGTGAAGCGATACAGGAAGCTGCTAGACGTCATGTTCCCTGAGCGTATCGCCGCCCGAAACCCACATCACAATGAAAAGAAGCACTAAAAAGCACATGCCAAACAAGAACGCTATGAAGGCGATAGCGATGCACAACCCACAAATACTTGTCAACCCCAACAACCGAGCGGGTAGGCGGTATGAGGCCCGTCAAAAAAAGAAACAGGAAGTGACAGAAGAGAAACTCAAAGAATTGTATGCGGACATCTTGAAGCTAAGCAACGAACTACTCGATGAACCAGAGAACGAAGAGCTACGAGCGTCACTAGAACAACACGTCTCAGAATACAACCAGAAAGTAAAAAAGTACAATGAACAACAGAGTTAAATATGTAGTGGCGTACCTCTCAGGTAAAGACGGGGAGGGGATGTCTTCAGGGTGGATCCCCTGCTCTGACATGACCGATGCCGTCAACCACAAGAAGCGCATACAGAGGCAGACCCAGTTCGGTACTGTCACTATCAACAAAGTCCTTGAACTACACAACCATGAAGACTAGAGTGAGATTCCACTTGGGCCGAGGCCCGAACTATCAACGTTGGCAGGTGCGCTTAGGCGACACAGACCCAGAGTACTACGACCCCGAGGACGTCATCTTGGAGATGCACAACGCCACCTTACGCAACCAACGTGGTACGGCGGAGAAGATTCTCCAGGGGGAAAACAAAACTGTATGTGCGTGGGTCGAGTGCGACCGCCTAGTGGTCGAGCCACGAGGCCAGCACTACATCCCCGATGTCAAGAGCTTCTGTCACTACAATCCAAAGCGCAGGGCGCATTGGTTCGACAACAAGAGAGAAGACATCGACAACACCAAACACAAATTGATTGCCACATTCGGTAGGCTAATCATAATACCAACACACCATGAGTACATCACAAAGGAAGAAGTTTAAGGTTGTAGCAGAGCGACTTAAAAAAGAGCAGCAGCAGTTGACCGCTGTAGCCACCAAAGTGCATTTGAATGCGATATCCTCTGAAAAAATACGTCACGATGTGATGAGCGTTGTTACAGACGTCTTTAACATAGAAGGGACAGAGATATTGGGGAGGTCTAGAAAGCGGTGTGTGGTATACGCCCGACACACCTACAGTATGTTATGCCACAGCTTAGACCCAGAATCTACTCTGACACAAACGGCTAAAAGTATAGGGAGGGATCACGCTACGATACTAAACAGCATCAAGAAGTGCAACATGCTACGTGAGACTGACTTGAAGTTCTCTGCTCTATTCCAAGCTTGTTTAGACAGGCTTAGCGATATATCAGGGAAGCACGATATGTCTAGAGTCCCAGTCTATGGCACTGAGAAACAACTGCAGCGAGGGAAGTTGGCCCAAGAACTGCTCGATGAGTTCATCACGATTTGGACTGGGGAGCGGCTCGTCGGGCGATACCATGAGAACAACCAACCTTTGATCGAAGCCTTCAACAATCTAAAATCGAGGGCAGTGAAACACGGATTCTAACTACAATTCACATGAGTAACTACAAATTCAAGACCACGAACATCCGTGGCAAGCAGTACGTTGAAGTCAACGAACGCATCAAGTTCTTCCGTCAGGAGAAGAAGTACGAGAATTGGAGCATCCTCTCGGAATTCACGGAGTTGGATGCAGAGCATGCTATGTGCCGCGCATGCATTGTGGACGATCAGGGGAGGACAAGGGCCGTGGGCCACGCCATGGAGGTTCGCTCCGCCTCCAACATTAACAAGACCTCCTATGTGGAGAACTGTGAGACCTCTGCCTGGGGCCGCGCTCTTGCATGCTTAGGCATCGGTATCGATACCAGCATCGCTTCTGCCAACGAGGTCGAGACGGCTATCGAGCAACAGGAAGAGAAGCCCACCCCTGCAAAGAAGAAGGCCCCTGCTAAGAAAGCCCCTGCGAAAAAGGCAGCTCCTAAGAAAGAGGAGGCCCCTGTCGAAGACATCATGGACAAGGCAGTGAACTACGTCAAAGGGTCCAAGGACAAGCGCAAGGCATACGATTTAATTGAGAGTAAGTACGGGGGGCAACTCACCGAGCAACAGCTTGCTGGGCTATTCAAGTTTGTAAGATGAGAGACCAACTACAAGAACGGTACGGGAAGCCGCACCTGTCTTATTCGTCACTGAAGTATGCCCTTGGGGATATGCGACAGTTCGAGAAGTACATGCGTGGTGAGTTGTTCAAGGAGTCCGAAGCATTGCGCTTCGGCTCCCTATACGACTGTCTGCTCTTGACCCCCAACCTCGCCCCCGATCAATACATCGTGATGGACGAAGAAGAACTGAGCAAGGGTATTCAGGCCAAGAATGTGAAGCTCACAAAGGAGTATAAGGACCGAGTCAAAACTTTTCAAAACGCAGCTTCAGAGTCAGGACGCACCATCGTCAGCAGCGACGATTGGCAGAGGGCCGAGGATATGATTACTCGCCTTGACGACGAGGGGTTGCTAGACTTTGTACTTACCGAGGGGCAACCACAAGTGGAGTTCAACACTGACGTAGATGACATCCCCCTCAAAGGGTTCATCGACTACTTACACCCAGACTATGTAGTGGACAGTAAGTCGACACGATCCATGGACAAGTTCCGATACGATGTCAACTCGTTTTGCTACGACATCCAAGCGTACATATATACGTTGGTCACGGGCAAGTCTGACTTCTACTGGTTAGTACAGGAGAAGACAGACCCCTACTACCCTGGGCTAGTAAAATGCACGGACAAGACCCTGTTTGCAGGGGAGATGAAGTTCAACGAGGCAGTGGATAACATCCAGCAATGGTTACAGACACCTGAATCAGAATTAGAAGGCTATGCAAAATTCGAAGTCTGACTTGTTGTATATAATAGCTTTGCTTACATTCGTCCTCATACACATTCTTTAACACACAGAAAATGACTGATAGAAAGCCCGATAGTGTGCTGGTCGGCTGGGCCGACGACCCCCAATTCAATGACAACAATGAGCTTTTGAGTTGGAGGCTCAAGCTCAAAGACCATGAGTTGCAGGAGATGCTAGACAAGTATCTCACACAGAAGAGTGAGCGCGGTGGAGGCAACGTATACCTCACGATGTTCATGAGCCGCAGCGGTAAAGCTTGTTGCCGCGTCTACGACCCCAACAGTGAAGGGGCCAAGGAAGCGCGGGAGAAGAAGGCCGCTGCGAACGTAAGCAGTGACCTACCGTTCTAAAGATCCGATTTACTACCTGACCGTCACGCTGACCTACACCCGTAGCAAGCGAGAAGTGACGACCGAAGCGTGGGTAATCACGCGATACCTGGACCCCATAGACATCATGCTGTATGATAAAACTACCATGCAGCGGCTACGGCGAGAGTACTATGGCAACAGGAAGGTGAAAGAGAAGCCTGTCAACATCACAGAAGTTCTCGACGTCACAGTGTTGGGTAGAGAAAATCAACCTACGGATGACAAGAAAGGACCAGATAGTAGCGGCCACAGCCAAGGTTCGAGACCTGCTACTAGCCAAGAATGATGCTTACGGTGACAGTGCGCTGTCCCCTCTGAACATCTTTTCTTCTGCCAATGCCGAGTATGGGATACGAATCCGCATCGACGACAAGCTCAAGCGCATCAAAAACGTTGGCTTGGATGCTCGAACGGAGGACACCCTACTCGACTTGGCAGGGTACTTCATCCTGCTTATGATCGCTAGAGATGAAGGCTACAATCTTCACAAGCATATACGAGAAGGGGAACCCAGTAAAGATCACAGTGCCACAAGCACTACAACGGATCAAGATAGGGGCCTCTCGTACCACAGTTGAGCAGGTAAGATCAGGCGACAAGGAGAAGAAAATGAAGCTCCCCGCTGTACTATTCAGTGGGGAGTTTTCATCTCGCGTCGACTCTGGAATTAAAGAGCACAGCGGTTATATCGTTCTCGACTTCGATAAAGTAGATGTCGACTCGGTAAAGAAATTTTTAAGCCGTGACGAGTACATATACAGTTGCTGGGTTTCCCCATCAGGGAATGGGGTCAAGGCACTGGTAAAGATTAGTCACCCTGAAAGACACAGAGATCACTTTCGCGCCCTCGTCCGATACTTCGACAGTCGGTATGGGTTGGAGCTCGATGAGAGCGGCATCAATCTAAGCCGTGCGTGCTTCGAGTCTTACGACCCAGACATAGTAATTAAAACGACATGTCAGAAGTTCGGGAAGTTTGTCACGGAGGAGAAGTTTGAGGCTGCCATACAGGAGGCCACTCCTCAGCACACAGACTACGACAAACTCAACATCGCTGCGCGTATGGTGCGCAGAGCAGAAGAAGGGGAGAAGCACAACGTACTTATTAAGGCTGCCACCTTGTGTGGTGGTTATATCGCTGTCGGTAAGATGGAGGAGGAGGAGGTCGTGCGCGTCCTCTCTCGGGAGATATCGAAGCGAGACATAGACAGTATGGACTCTGCCATCACCGCTATCCGAGAGGGTATCGAGCATGGCAAGACCCGACCCATACGTGACATAGTACAGCAAGAAGAGGAGGCCGAGAGGCACATGCGTATTGAAGACGGGGACCTGAGTTTCCTCGTCGACCCTGACGATGACTTCCAATGGATTGAAGACTATGCCCAGGGCAGGATCGAGCAAGGGTTGGATACAGGCAGTGAAGAGTTAGACAAGTTGTTCAGGTACAAGAAAGAGTTCTTGATTATGAACGGTCACAGCAACGTGGGTAAGACCACGGCGGCCTTGTACCTCATCGTAAACTGTACTGTGCGCCACGGTTGGAAGTGGATGATATACTCCGCTGAGAACAGAACCAGCAGTATTAAAATGTCGTTGATGCAGATGGTCTGCGATAAGAAAGTAGCAGCCATGACATATCACGAGCGCAAGTGCAGCTACGATTGGGTCAACGAACACTTCTACATCGTCAGCACTAGCCATGTTTACTCTTACATGGAGATGCTGTTGTTTATGGAAAAGACACACTTCTACCACGATGTAGACGCAGTCTTTGTAGACCCCTACAACAGTCTTCGACTAGACATGCGGAAGTCTGAAATGCAGAGCACCCACGAGTACCACTACGAGGCTGCTACGGCCTTCTTAACGTTCAGTAAGAAGCACAACGTAGCTGTATGGTTGAACATGCATGCTGTAACGGAAGCACAACGCAGGAAGGGGGATGATGGATTGCCTATCGCCCCATTTGCTGAGGACACTGAGGGTGGGGGTAAGTTCGTGAACAGAGCCGACTGCTTCCTTACCATACACCGAAAGGTACAGGCCCCCGATCCGCACACTAGGAGCATGACAGAGGTTCACATCCGCAAGGTTCGCGAAACTGAGACGGGGGGTAGCCCCTCTCCTTTAGATGAACCGTTCAAAATGATAATGAATACGAGCCACACAGGATTTATCGAGTGGGGGAAACAGAAGACGTTGATGCCACCAAAAGTCTTTACTGGCGGGGAGCAACAAGAAATTGCTATTGACAAATTATCCCATGCTTTGTCTCGGAATGATGATTTTTTATCTAAATTACCAATAGATGAAGAAGCGCAAAGCTGGGACGAAGCCGAGTCGGAAGAAGAACCTTGGGAAGTTTAAGAGTGGGATAGAGAAGTATTGCAACGACCAACTGCGTGCTGCGGGGTTGGACTTCGACTACGAGGGCAAGGAGTATGTGCTGATGGATAAGTTCAGGTATCCGAACAGGTACTTGAAGATGACGGCCAAGCGCAAGCACTTGACAGACAGGTCAGACTCTGTTCAGCTCCCCATCAGGTACACCCCCGACTTCGTAGCTAAGGACGAGAGTTGGGTGATAGAGACCAAGGGGTACTTGCATTCGCACCACGACTTCCCTATGCGGTGGAAGCTTTTTCTGCATCACTTAGTGGAAAATGACAAAGCCTGTGCTGTTTATATTGCAAAAAACAAACAGCAAATTGATCAAGTGATCGAGGATATCAAGAAGCTTTCGGATGTCTAACGGTGCGGAAACAGACCTGAGCCAAACCTACTACGGTGCTTGCAGTCGCATGCAAGAAGCGTCTAGGGAGCTGTATGAAGCATTACATACTAGCAGCGGCGCGGTCGAAACTAGCACTGACAAAGTCTACGACACCATCAGCGAGTACAGGCGATGGATGCTTATTGAAGCTGACCTTATCCGAGAGGCAGTGAAGCAATACAATGAAGCCCAGTAAAGAACGAAGGAAAGCGTCATGGCGTAATGGCGGTGTCTCCGCCACAAGGTACGAGCGTGCCAACCCTGGGGTGAGGAAGTCCTCACGAGACGAGGACAGACACATGCATATTGACTATTGGCACGACGATCAGGGGGTCGATGTCAAAGGGAACAACCTCCCTGACGAGATTTGGGTGGAGTTGAAGAACGTAAAAGGCAATCACGGGTGGTTGTTTGGTGAGGCTATAAGCATTGCATTTGACATGCCCGAGCTAGCTGCTTTTGTCGTTGTTGACAGAGAGGAGTTGAAAGCTTACTGCAAAGAGCACGTAGACTTTGATGGTCTGGTGAGCAAAAGCCAAGCGTACAAGAAGTGTTACAGCCGAAAGGGCAGGGGCGATCTCATCACCTACTTGGTGCTTGATGATTTACAAACCTTAGATAGCTATCAGCTTGTTGGGTACTGCAATACATACATCCACCCTGAGACAAAGAAAGTTTGTAGCGTATTCAAGCGCTGACTATATTTGTGCTAACAGGATTTTGGTTCAGCTGGCTACCCAGCTAGTCCGCAAGGACGAAGAGGTTTGTGTGTTTTTTCCTCGGTAGAGTTTCGATTGATAAAGAGGGGGTGGTGCAACGGCACTCCCCCTCCTTTATGTTAAGGGAATGTTACGTACCTTTGTACATATGACACTATTGATCGTATTCATGCTGACCCTTGCCGCCCTCGGCATCAGCGCCTAACAATCACTTCTTAGCCTTCTCGATAGTTCTTCCAGCGAAGTACGCACCAAAGGCCGTAAGCATCAGTATCTGCAGTAGATCGACATAGCTGTCCTTTACATTGAAGGCCCAGTTGTCCATGCTATCTGCCACCATCGTCACCATAAACATCGTCATCAGTGCGATAAGGGTGACGGGACGGATCATCTTGGCGAGCTTTACATCGCTCCCCATGTCTGCTTTCCAGCGCTCAGTCACTTGCTTCTGAGCCTCTACCTCTTGCTGCTGCTTGAGCTTCTCAAACTCTAGCTTGTCTTCAGTAGATACACCTGGCTCTTTGTCTACGAGGTTCTTGACTACGCCCAGCACCCCGCTCTCTGGGAGGAGGTCCCCGACTTTATCTGCTAGGGCTGGCACCTTCGTACTCAGCCACGCCCCGAGGGCTGTATCCTTAATCTTTTTCTTTTCTGACACGATTATATTCTTTGTTGAAGTTCATCATAATCTTACGTTGAGCCTCGCGGATGTTTTGAATAACCTCAGATCGCTCCGCGTAGTTTTCGATATCCTGAGCGTCGCGCAACTTCTTTCTCTGAACCTTCAGTAGGTTCTCAGCTTTACGTAGCTGCCCTTTGAGCTTTGGGATGCCCGTGTATCTGCCCGCTTCAGGATCTTCCTTTGACTTGCTCTTGAACTCATTGAATAGCTGCTCGACCTCTACTCGGTTCGCTTCGAAGCGATCGATGTCATAAGAGTATGCGTCTTCCTGTGCGCTCCCGAGAAATACCCGAGCGAACGGAACGTTCCTAGTTTTGATTGGCGCTCCCGTCACTATATCCTTGGCAAGTTGTCCTGTTCGAATGGCAGTCTTACCTGCACTTCCCATCGCAAAATCAAGGGTGTACCAATCCTTGTCGGGGTTGTAATCTATCTTGCCTGGCACGTTGGGGCTACCACCAGTAGCGACATTTACGGCTCGGGCAGCTTCAATGGCAAGGCGCGGAGCGCGATACGCGAGTTCAGACTCTGGCTTAGGCGTGCCACCTGGAAACTGCTCTCTGTATACTTTCCCACCATAGTAAGTTTGATTCGTTGCCCGATCGAGAAGAGGTGTAAGAACGGTAGGGGTGATAGTACGAAGGGCGTTTACATCAGGGTTGTCACCCTCACTCAGTTGCACTGGAGAGAAGTTGGTGATGACACTGCGAGCAGTAAAGCCTAAGGCCTGATCGACGGACATGGCTTCGTTTGCTACAGCAGACATCGCAGTTCCGACACTCCAGAATGCTCCAAACCCATACGGTAGAGGAATCGATACGTAGTCGTCAGGACCTGTCCCCGTCATGATGATGATGCTTCTCTCTTTCTTGTACGGGGAGATTTTGTCGTACCAGAGAACTCCATCTTCATCTTCCCCAGACATGCCTCGATTTGCCATATCCAACATCGCCGCACTGAGAGTCATCAGCCCTACAGCTTTTTGCACTTTGGGGGACTTCAGACTCCGAACGGTGCGGGCACTACCTTGCACCGCTGCGTTGAAGAAAAGAAACAGGCTGTTAGCTGCAGGGCCTAGCGTACCTGATTTGTTGAAGTTTACAGTGATGTTCTTCGCGAGTTGAGCTGCCTTCTCTCGCGTCACCCCAGCTTCACGAGCTTCGATGTATGCAGCTAGACGGATGCTGTTCTCTACTGCGTCGTTGACTCCCTCAAGAAGATTCAGAAAACCTTTGCCTTTGAACTCAGCTCCCCGCAGAGAATTTTCGATTTCTGTTTTTCTCTGTGCTAGACTTTTAGCGTATGCCCATCCCGTCTTTCCACCGTCTTCTTTAAACTCGGCGTAGTACTGAGACAGAGCAGAGTCCTTGCCTCTCACCTCTTCTTGCATCAGAGCCTTGAGGGTTTGCGGCACGCGTTTCACCATCTTCTGCACCATGTCAGACCTCCCTGATATTTGCCCACCAGGAATATCGGTTTCAGCGACGGCGTTCAGCACAGCGGACTGAATGTCGCGAGAGAAGTTTGTGAGAACGAACTCTGGGTTGATAGTTGTGAAAGACCGTCTTAACCAGTTGTTTGCCCCTCGGAAAAAACGACCCAACATCCCGATGTCTTCAACCCCCATCTCCTTCAGGGATTTTACATGGTCAGAGTTTTCGAACTGAATGAAGTGTTCCTCCCCGTTAATCTTCACTCCGACAGAGCGGGTTGGGTCAGGCTTTTGACCTGGGCCAAGTACAGTCCACACGTCTGGGTTCGGGTTTTCCGCTACCAAGTTGTGCAGTTTCTGCAACGCCATGTTGCGCTCCGCACGGATGCGCAGGGTAGCCGAGTTAGTGACAAGCTGGGCCAATGGATTGGCTGCCTTGCTCTGTCTGCCTTTGGCCCTCTTCCCTTCCTTTCCGCGAACGTTAAAGCCCTGCCCACCGCTAACGTAGGAGCTACCTGTCTGCGCCCCGCTTTCGTCTACGGCGAAACCTTGCAGTGGCACATAGTTCGGTTGCTCGGCAAACTGGCGGTCAGCTTCCTCTTGACTAATCAGTCCTGCCTCAACAGCCAAGGCACGGTTCTCCGCCGTGATTTCCATCACTAGGTCGTGCAGGTTTTGGATGCTCGATTTCTGGTCGGGCCCGATCATATCCCCGAACTCCTTTTCGTAGGACTGAAGGATGGCATCAGCTTCAGCGTCACTCATGCCACTACCGTCCATGTTGCGCATGCGTTCCTCCAACTGCTTGAGGCGATTCTTCTCCTTAGAGGTCTTGTTCTCTTTACTTCTCAGCTTATCAGCTTCAGCCTTCTGAGATTCAAAGATTTTTGAATTCCGCTCTTTAGCGTGGCGAGCATAGAGGTACTCATCGAACTGGTCCATCGTAAGGCCAGCCTCTTTCATCCCGCTTGTGATATCCTCGAGCTTACCCTCAAGCTTCTCAATCTTATCGGCAGCCCGACCATAGAACAACTCCTCCGCCATGCGGAAGTCTTGGTCCTGACTTAAATCACCGCGCGCGGCGGTGACTGCATCCTGAAGCCTGAACACATCAATAAACTTGTCCTGAAATTTTCGGATCAACAAGTCGCGAGTGGCTTCGTATCTGGTTTTCTTCGGTGCTTCGAAAGCTTTACCAGACGGCTCTGGTGGCGGGAGCGGAGCCCCGATATCTGTCTCCTGCCCTGCAACCTCACCACCCTCCATCGTCGCGACCTCCTGCTCGACGGGGGTGACAGTTCTGGTAACCTCAAAGCCCTTTTCTCCACCAACAATCAATCCTGTCTCACGCAATTCGCCCATCCCAGCCTCTTGGGCTTTCCGCATCTTCTCGGACTCGAAGATCTCGTCGATGCGAGCGTCGATCTCATCAATGCGCTTCTTCTTGGACCGACTGTCACGCTTACCCGTTAGGACAGCACGCTCGTACTCCAAGTCTAAGAGCTCGGCATTGGCTTCTTCACTAAAGTTGCGCGGCAAATTCTCTGCTAGCTGAGAGCGGAGCTGTTGCTCCTGCATCTCAGCCTTCAGGTCCTTATCGTTCTCAACAGAAATCTCTAAGTTGGCCAACTCCTCTGGAGTGGCGTTCTTCAAGATGTCCTGAACGAAAGCACGGTCCACAGTCTCACCGTTGACCTTGTACTTGCCTGGTCGTAGGGCTGCCGAGGCTAGAGACACCCCAGCACCAGGAGTCCCACCCGCCATTTCAAGACCAACCTCAACGACTTCAATGGGCTTGCCGATAGCTGCACTACCCGTTGCTTCTCCCACACCACCTCCAACTGCCTCAACAGCACCAGTCTTTACTACGGCCTTGGCCTTGGATCCAGTGAGCAGCGCCTTCTGAGCAACTTTAGTAGACACTCTACCCGTGAGAGCGTCGACAGTTCCAATGACGCCACCGCGAACAGCAGACTTCCTTCGGATTCTATTCAGAGCTTCAGTATCGTCCAGTACCGCATTCACCCCATCGAGATCAAACTCCAGCCCCTTCTCTTTTACTTCCTCTTGCAGTAGCTCTGCAAAAGTCAATGCCGTCTCAAGCGTAGTCCCTGCCGCAGCCATAGCGTAAGGCAAGGACGCCGCCGCACCACCAGGACCGCCTAGCAGTCCGCCCCCCGAAACAATCGGAAGGGCTACTGCTGCACTGGCTGGGTTCACAAGGGCCGACATGGACTGAAGGAAAACCTCAGGTACAGCTTGAGGTTCCGTAGCCAAAGCTTTCAAGAATCCGAACACCCCACCTTCTTCAGTCGCTACCTTCTGGAAGTTGTTGAACTCTTCACTTGGACCCAGCTCCTCCATACGCTGGACCTCAGCAATCAAGGCCAAGACGTCTTCGTCAGACGCCGCAGCACCACGACTCATAACCGACAGAGCGTCGTTCACTACGTTGCCTTGGCGCTTACCTTGAGCTATAGCTCTCGCGCTATCATCAATGATATCTCCGAGGAATGGGACGCTGTTGATGGCGTTACCAAAGTCCCCCGTGAGGAACTGAACCTCTTGGAACGGAACTTCGTCTGGGGTCTTAGCCGTCAGTGGCTCGGGAGTACCCGAGTCGATGGATGGAGCGTCCGATATGGACGGTGAGACCGCAGAAGTTTCCTCCCCATCCGCAACAGATACGGAAGGTGCGACCTGTGCCTCGTCTTTTTTTTTTACAGGGAAGAGCTCAGGGAACTTGGCATTTATGACGCCTAAATCCTCCATGTTGTCAGGCTGATTTGCCTGGTTGTAAGTCAACACATAGCTGTGCAGAACATCACGATCATACTTTTCTAACTCAGGAAACTTGGCGTCAATGACGTCCCAGTCTCCGTTGTTCTTCGGCAGATTAGCAGTGGCTGCATAATCGAGCAGGAGCTGCTGAAAATCCTCGTCTTCCATTATTGTCTAGGGCTTCCAGTAAGTATGGGGCGCATAGATTCTGTTGGCTCTCCAGTATCCACCCCCCACAGTTCATTGGCTTTCTGCCTAAATCCGTCGAAGGTCAATCCAATCTTATCGAATGCACCCAATAGGGCTTTTTTGATTTCACGTTCTTGCTCGTCAAGAACAACAGCATTTAAATCGATTGTGTACTTTTCGTCACTACCAAAGATGTCGACTTGAATAAGGTTCGGAGAGTCTTCACGAAGCGTAAGGCCATCGATTTTTCTAGCTATCTCTTTGTCAGGGACGCGAATACCTGCAGTAGCCAAATCAACTAAAGCGGCCTCGCTGCCATACTTTTCTAGGAAAGCGTCGTACTCTGGGTTAGGAACCATTACCGTAATTTCATCAAAGGCTTTGGTTTGCAGGGTACGCAGAGGGAAGGTGGCGACATTACGTGTGCCCGACTGAGCCCCTGGCGCACCAGGCAAGGCTAGACTAGGCACTTCCTCTTCTGACTTGAAGCCTGTGTTATAAGTGTCTTCACGGAGTTTATCGATGTTCTCCCCATCTTCATCATCTGGCGGATAGTATGCAAACTCTGCCTCCCTCTTCGCTTCGTCACGCACCGATCTAGTCAGGCGCCTCCCCAACGCCGATAGGCCATCTTCCTCAGAGGTGCTGAACATAATCGGGTCTTTGAACTCATACAGAGCGAACAAATCCTCTTGGTCCATATTCGGGTACCCTCCTAGAATATCGTCCTTGTCTCGGAGGAAGGCATTCACGCGGACCTCGAACTTCGGGTCCTCTGCTCGCAACCCCTCAAAGTCTACGGGTAGAGTGCCGTTTTCAAAAGCATTTTTCTCTACGTAAGCTTTGACCGTGGCAGAATTATTCTTCAGCTTCTTGTGCTCCTCCCCTTCTTTTTGCCCGATAGTTTGAGAATCGCGGACAGAGACAGGCACAACACCGTATTGAAATTCGTTGGGATTGTTGAACCACTTGTGTTGCGAGATGTCAATCAACCCATCGGTACCTACATCGGTTCCGACAATACGAAAGTTGCCGTCCTCTTGATAGTCGAGTGCCATATCTAGGACGTCACCTCCACGAGCGCGACGCGACTGCGCGGCAACCGATTCAAGGGTTACGTTAGGGCGAAAGAACTTCATACCCTTTACCTCTGCCTTGTACTCAGGAGAGTTTGGGTCAATCAAAGCAGCCGCTTTCTGTTCCGCCGTGTGCCACGCCTCACTATCCGCGTATCTGTCTATTGCATCAAAAGTGTTGCGCATGATGCGCTCTGCTTCGATAGCTCCATTCGGCAACATCAACAGAGGTCTAATCCGCTCTGCGGTCATCTCAATCGCTTGTCGTGCAAAAGGAATGGCAGACTCATGCACGTTTGCCAAACCCTTCCCGTACAACTTAGACATCGTTCTGGATGCCTGCGCTGTGGTGGCTCTCATTTGTTGAGCCTGCAAAGCTTGCTGTCGAGACCGAAGGGTAAGGGCGTTCTGCAGTATCTGGCTTGTCTGCTGCACCCCCCCAGCTAGATCTGGGATAGGGACTTGACCTGTAAACAGTAGCTCGCTCATGCTTCTTCGAACTGCGGTTGGCTGAGGAGGTCACGCAAGAACATCAGCAATCCCTCGGCATCCCCTTTTTCTACAAGGGTGGTAATACCGTCGGTCTGCTCTGGGTTGAGAACCATCTCCCCACCTGTCAGCTCCCCTTCTTTCTGTCCGTTCTCCTCGTCGATGATGGCTTTCTTGTTGGTGTCGTGGTCAAACTCCCCTTCAGTCACCCCACCTTCCTCACCGATATAACCTCCACTCTCTAGGTCGGTGACCTTGCCTGATCCTGGCGGCCCACCGATGTCGTCGAAGTCAACTCCTTGCAGTAGAGCCTGACTGCCCAAATTTCCTAACGCTTGAATCGCCTCTGTGCCAGCCGCTTGGCTAGCGAAGATGCCCTGTTGAGCAGCATCCCCAGCCTGAGCAGCCCTGTTCATCAGCATCTGCTCTAAAGACAGGTCTCGCTGCAGCGCTTGCATGCGTGCTTGCTCGGCGTCTTGCGCCATCCCCATCTCTGCAGCCAAAATCTGTTGCGTCCCAGCTACATCAGCCTGTTGCTGTGCAGCCAAAGCGCTGTCTATTACTCTCGTCCCTGCTGATTGCAAGGCCCTCGGGGAGTCACGCAAAGCTGCGATAGCTCTAGCTTGGGCTTCGTCAGTCCTCTGCGCGGCCATATCCCCAATCGCCCTCCCTGCTTCTAGTTGAGACATGCGTGCTGCACGCAGCTCTTGGCTAGGGTCGAAGCTAATGTCGCGGATGGCCTGTAGGCTGCGATCGAACTGACTCTCAGCTTGCTTCTGCCTTTCAGCAAGGTCTTGGCGCAGCTTGCTCTGTTGGGCTAGGCCCACGCCAGTACCTATGACTGAAGGGATAAGACTAAGAAGTACGGACATAATTCAAAAATACAAAATAAGTTACTTGCTGTGATCGAGGTCGGTCGGAGAGTACTCTACATTCAAGGCATACAGCTCATATGGGGCGCTCCCAAGGTTGATGACTGCATCCGCAGTTTGCCCTTTCGGTGACTCCCCATTAATCGATTCTGGTGTGATACTAAACAACAAGAACTCCCCACTGCTGTATATATCCTCCCCTGCTGTAGCCGTCTCTTCTAAATAAGTGAGGTACTGTTGCTCTTCACTGAAAGTAGCAGTCAAGAAGATGCTGTCTTCAGTGGTGTTTGTTTCAGCGTTGTTAGAAAGGATGAGGTCGCTAGGGAATTCGTCGTAGTCTAGAGAGGGGTCTATAGCCGTAGCACTGTTGATAGTGAAGTACTGCGCTTGATTTCCTGCAGGGGAGTTGTTGTAGATAAAGAACTTGGTGCTACCAACACTATCTGGCAGCGTGGTAAATAAAAGCTTAGAGAGGTTGCTCTTACCACCTTCAGCAAACTCAACTTGGTAAACGGCAGTTTCAATTGATGTAGGCTGAAACACGCCTGAGAAGGTATCGTTATCAACCCTTACGATTCTCCCCACCAACCTGACGTTGCTACCAGAAGACCTAGTCTCCATGCCTATGTGACCGTACATAATCCCACCGCGCTCTACCAGTGGGGCAGCCTGCACTTCTTTTGTCTGTGCAGGTACAGAACTGTTGTTCACTGTAAAGGTGCTGTCCCCAGTGACGTTGTTCGTGCTCTCTAAAGAGAAAGCCTTGTACACTTTGTTCTGCGAAGGGTTCTCATTGAACGTAACCGAAACCCCGCTCCCTGAAGGCGCCCCTCCGTAGAAAGAAGTGCGCGTCTCGTTCTCATCGTGCTTCCATACCGCATCGCTGATGAAAGACTTAGCGAAAGAAATAAAGCAGCGGTCTACAAAGGCGTAGCAAGAAGAGAAGAACGTATACCTAGTCTTCCAGAACCCCCCTCGGTTTGAGTATGCTATTGTCTTATCTGGCATCTTATGGGGTGAAAGTGAGGGTTACGTTGTCCAGAGCTACAAACCCTCCGTCAGCAAACCCCAAAGATTCAGAGAGGTTCGAGTAATTAGAGCCTAGAACAGATTCGAATCGGATAGCAATTAGCTCCCTTTCTGGATCTAAAAGAGACACATCTTGCTCCCCTGTATCGTAGCTCAACCATTCGTTCTCTACCACTGGGGCATCAGTTTCTTGTAGTGGATTTATGCCCACCCCAAAAGCAATTCTAATCCAATCAGTGGCGTTAACACCAGAAAAGTATATGTCAAACGTCAACCTGTAAGTAGAGTATTCCAACCAGTTTTCGGGCCAAGACGTAATGCGTCCAGTTTTCTGAGCAAACTGCGGGTAGTCTGCGAAGTAAGAAGTCTTCGTGGCAGCAAACGCAACGTTACCCCAGTTGACCCCGTCAAGTTTAGTCCATTTAGCTACTTTATCTCTTGCATTTACAGTTTGATTGTATGAAGGGGAGTTAGTTAATACGTCATTTTCATACCCTTGACCGTCTCCATCAGAATGCATGTAGTCATCCCCATCAAGCCCCGTGTCTGGGGTAAAAGAGAAGTCAAACGTAAAGCTGTATGGGGAAAGGGCCACATCGCCACTGTCATCAGGGATGGGGTCGCCAGTGTCATCGAGGATGCCACCATCATCTTCTGTTTCCTCCCCCACGGGGGTGACAGAGTCTCCAATCACGTCTACGTCAGGCTGCGTATACTGTGCTACGGCAGGCTGCACCAAGTCCTCTACATTCAAAATCGAAATCAAGTACTCGTCTTTCAGAGGGTCATAGCCGCTGACTACGCGGATCTGTCCCCCTTGATTGATGCTGTCTTGAAAAGCATCGCGGAAGAAGCTGTTCATCCCTTTCTGAGAGATGACCTGTATACCGTTAGAGGGGTTGAACTTATATACCTCCCCGCGAGACTTGTGTGCAAAGTAGATGTTGTTGTCTACACGCAGCACAGACTCTGGGTTGTTGTCACTACCGTACTGCCCAGCGTAGAACCGCTGCTCCCCAAGGATTTTATCAGAACCGATTAAAGTGTCTTGACCCAAGGCATCGGACAATACCGTGCGAGATACAGGGATGGCGCTGGCTTTGTTCTCTTGCACCACAAACAGGGCGTCAGAGAAGTTGAGCAGGGTATTGATATTCCCGTGTTCGTTAGGTAGGTCTTTGAACGGGGCGTTGAAAGCATTGAACGAAGTAAACCTCAGCCTCTTGGTGCTGTAGTCGTTCTGGTCAGAGAAAGTCACTGAAGAGAACCGCCTCACTTCGTTGCTCAGGGTGCTCATAAACTTCCGCTTCCCGAAGTTATTTACGTCTGTCCCAGGGAAGGTATCGTTGAACGTCTTGCTCTCCAAGTAGTAGTTGCGGAACCTAGGTTCAGTAACTGAATCTTCATCTTCATCTTGAATCAAATTCAAAAACTCCCCATCGTCAAATTCAGCGGCATTGATAGGGACTCGCCGCCACCATACGTCGCCGTTCTGTAGCGTTACAGACTGCGATTGGTGGTACACCTGACCAGAGGGGTTCCTACCCACGTTGTATACCTCTCCTATTTCGTAGTAAACCGTATCCTCTGGGTCGGAAGCAGACTTAGGCGATGCTATTTCAAATATGCACCTGTTGCCCCACGCATGATCGCCACCGACGACATCGTTGAACGTAAAGTTCGTGGCGTTTGAGTTGTTTTTGAGAACAACAAACTGCCCTTGTTTTGCCGCAGGGACATCACCTAAATTGTGAAGGGGGTTTTCATCTACATTAGAACCTAAATCGACCACATCGACAACCTCAAACAAGTACTGGTTGGGGTATACAATTGTAGTCTCGTCAGTGTTGTATGAGATTATGCGAAGCGTATCACCAGGAGAGTATACATACAGATTCTGCGTCCCGTCAGGGGCAACAGCACCGAAAGCCCCAGAGTATGAGACATCTGCGTTGCTCTGCAAGTAGTTCAAAGACACATAGATGTTGTTGTCTTGCCCCCCCTCGGTAGCGGTAGAAAAGAAAGCCCCCCCTGCCGTGTACTGTATAAAGCTCCTGATAGAGCTGTTGCCTGCGTACACAAATTGGTAGTGGTGAGCCCAATCTGGTGGATTGGAGGTTAAATTTACTTGCACTTCGGCCCTGCCTCGCAAGGAGTTTTCTCGCTCTTGGTCACTGTAGCCTTGCACGTATACAGACCCCAATCGATTGACATTCCCTGCCCTACCTCTTTCATCGTAGTACACCACACCAAAGTCATGGTTGGCGTAGGTTTTGAATGATCGATAGCCACCAGTCAAGTCCGATTGGTCGGCGAAAGCATTGGTTACCCCTTGCAATTCAAGAAGCTGTTGCCCCCCATCCCCTTCTTTGAAACGAATACCATCGGTATCTGGGCCCAACAATCCTACTGTTGTGAAATCAGGGTTGCTAGGTAAGTCGACGTCGATAACATCAGAAAAACCCACATCAAGTGTGATAGGATCTGAACCTGTTCCCCAAGGATAACCACTACCTGTGGTATTCTGGGTCGTTCCCTCATCCATGTTTTGCAAATGCACCCCATACCCAAAGAAGCATTGCATAAAACCGTAAGGTCCACGGGCACTCCCTTGGACTTCTTCTGTAAACTCCACATTGAAGTTGTTGGTAGCGCTAGGAGATCCGCCACCAAATCCGCCACCTGAATCTGTCTGTTGTTCAACGGTGTGATCTTTTATAGATAGACTCAGCCCTGCTTCACCATCCATAAAGCTGCTGCCGACAGAATCTGCAGCCACCATGTCTTGGATGTCGAAATCCTCACGTATCTGCGCGTTTGTAACGAACAGATCTTCTTCGTCAACGTAATGCAAATACCCTAGTGTCCTCTGCCTGTTGCTTTTTTGGCTATCTGCTCTATCATTTCCAGTCTCTTTTAAGAGATAGGTCCCCTGAGTATACTCCTCATTAATGTTTGTATCTATCTCCCCACTGACCTGATTCTGCTGCAAGTACTCTTTACTAAATACCCTCCATGCGTTTACCTTGAAAGGACGTTTAGCTACATCTTGATTGTCTTCATCAAACATGTTCCCAAATACAGGGATACACGTCCGCACATCAACCCCACTAAGGCTAGACATTTCAGGGGCAAGAAAGCCGCTTACTATACCACCTTGGGTGAGGTGTTGCAGTTGTCGCAAACGAAACTGCACAGTGGCTTGATTCACAATGAAGTATCCGCACGGCGCTTTCATGTCCTCGACATTCGGGAAAGAGGTCCCACCGCTGATAGCGCTATTGGTGTCATTTCCCACCGCCACAATCAGCTTGGATGTCTCTTTCTGTTGAGCGTCATCCATACTCATACCCGTTTCAGAGGTAACGGTATTGGAGAGAACAGCTAAATCTTGGTCTCCAGATGGGTCTGGATCTTCAAATCCTAAGTTGTAGGTGTAAGTGAACTCATCTTCTAGAGCGATAACTTCAAATGCACTTTCGTCTATAGACTTGCTTTCGTCAAAAGCGGCGCATATGGCGTCCCTTACTTGCGTAGAGGCATCGCTGAGGTCTGTTAGTGTGCGCAGGGTAACGCTAAACTCTAAGTTGCTCTGCTTAATCTTGAAAGCATTGGCTGCGGAAGTCCCGTAAATAGCTTTTGCATTGCTAGGGATGTCCGCCCCTTCTGTAGTAACCCACCTTACCGTGTCTTGTGCTGGTGAACCCACGCCTTTGTTCATACCAAATAGAGGTAGCGTTTGGTTGATAGTGCTTGGCGGTATAACTAAGACACTAGAATCAACCGTAGCGCTCATGGGTACGTCAATGTTATTGGTCGCGAAACCAACCCTTCTGCTAGAGTGATAAGACTTTGTTGCGTCGTAGAACTCAAAGTTCCCTCCAGGATTAATCTGTAGAGAGAAAGTCACAACAGTACCTACAGGCATGCTGTTGTCAAGTCCACTGGTGTTGATTTGGTACCCCGCTGTTCTATTAGATAGAGTGGTGGGGGTGAGCTTTGTTGGATTCAAATCAGAAAGCGGGGCTTTCGGGAGAATCTTTGGGGTGACTTCGATGTCTACATCAAAGAAACTTTGAGGGCGATCTGCATAGTTTACGGTCAGAGTCCCTACTACTTCGGGCTCATCAAAGCCTTCGATATAGTTCCCATAGAACAGCCTGTTCTCTACTACAGAAAGCGCTTGAGCAACTTTAGGGAGGCTGTCAAACTGTTTCTGCTCCTCTTCCGTGGTAATACCTGTGAGAACGCTGTCGTTGTAGAAGTCGAATGGGGAGAAAGTCCCGTCTGTTTCACGCTCTATTTCGTCGACAACGAAGAATGCCCCAGTGTTGCCTCTGCGAACCAAGAGCCTAATCTTTTCTATCTCTCTCGTGAAGTTGTCTACCCCATCAACCGTCTCTGGTACAGTCACCCTACACAGGTTGTCTAAGTTGAGACTAGCAGAGGCAGAGCTACCTTGGTTTAGATAAGCTGGGGGGACGGCGATGTCAGAGTATGTAGACAGTGCCGACTCCTCTCCACTAGCGTAGATGCACTGATATGCAAACTGAAACCCAGGGATGCGACGGAAGTCACTGATGGGCCTGTCTGAAGCCTGTAAGAACTCAAACGTAGCTGGGTGCAAAGGCGCCTTGGGGCACGCAGTAATCAAGTCCTTCTCGTGGATGCTGTTCTCTACATACCCCAACCCTGCAATAGCACGCAAGATGTCTAGCTTCCTCGGCTCATTGACGTTGTCAGTGAAGTACAGTACAGGACGGAACTCCCCCGCCTCACCAGAGACGTGAACGATGTCCCCTTGCACAACAGAATCTTGCTGGAAGTTGAACTCTGAAGTGGTGTAGACGTCTGTGTATACGTACTCCCCGTTACCGAAGTAGTTGGTGGTGTCGTAAGCGTACACCCCCATCTCCTGTGCGTTCTCCGAGAAGACAAAGAAGTACACCACCCCCGTCCGAGCATCGGATACACTCCCCAATGCCCTGCGGTCTACATCTGTAGAGAACAAACCTAGCGGGAATCTATCTTGAGCTACGTTACCCTTGACGGGCTTAAGCACCCCTTCGTTCCCTGTATCGGTGGCTTCGTCATAGTCGTTGAAGTCCTCGGTAACCACGACGTTATAGGCGTCGTTCATCTCGGTCTTCTTCTTCATGCGGTTATCGCTAGAAGAGTTCAAGACCCTTGGGAGTAGCTTCTCAATCATTAGTACTTCGGAGCCTGCTTGAAGTTCTTACGGATGGTCTTCAGTGCCTCGTCCTTAGTGAAGTTGCCTAGCCGTGCCTTAGCCTTGCGGCGCTCGTTGTAGTACTCTGCTCGAGCTCGCATCTTTTCATTTGCGGGGACAGTAGACTTGCGCTCACACAGCTTGTAGTACATGAAGCACCGAAGCGCCTCCTCTACATACACGTGGATGACAGGGTTTGTAGATCGGGCCTCGTCAGCGATGTACTCGATCACGACTTCGCTCACCCCAGATTCAGTATCTATCTCGATTCTGTTCTGGTCTAGGTTGATGCGGTACTCCCCACGCAGGTGAGCCCCCCCGACACCGTACAGCCTCCCCAACCCACCTTGGTACAGGTAGTTTTGGAAGACGTAGTAGTCGTAGTCGTTAGTGTTGCTATCGTTCCCTGCAGTCCCCGTCTTGCTGTCCTCTCGGTCTAAAATTTGATTTTCAAAGATGTTCCGTGGCCCGTTGTTAAAGTCGGCTGTGCTTTCAGGGGACTTTATTTTTTGAGAGTAGTTGATGTTTTTGTTCTGCCCAAGTACGTGGAGCACCCCGTCATCCCCCACGACACCGAGCTTGACCATATCGACATAGTCGTCAGGGAGAGTAACTGTATTGTTGCTCCCTACAGTGCGCTTCAAAGACCGCACGCGGGAGCTGACATCGAAACCAAACTCTCGGATGCCGCGCAAAGCGATGTTCCTGATAGCTGCGTCGTTGACGTTGCTGATGTAGTCGTCGCTGTCCATGGTGATGATAAAGTCATCGACCACCTGCCGCAGCGTAACAAAGTTTTGTCCGTCTTCAACTGCCATTATTCAGCTTGCGTTTGTTGCAACCCATAGGCCGCCAGTGTTGTATCCCTCAGCCGCACCCCAGTCATCTTCACTATCTCTGACACCACCTCGTTGATGTAGTGCTCAGGCAAATCGAAGTTGCGAGAATCGAACTCATTGAAAAGCGTAAAGCCAGTAGCCTGGTCTATCTCTAAAGTGGAGTACGTGGGGTGGGCACTGAAATCTACTAAGCCTGTACTGATAATCCTCGACCTAGGCTGCCTGTAGTACCTCATGCTCACACCATCTACAGTAGAGGGGAAGACTTGGAATACATCGGTCATCTCTAGCACTACAGGGAACTCCTCAGTGGGGGCAGAGAGGTTGCTGTTCAATATCCTCGATGCCTTTTCGTTATCGAAAATCAGCTCCACAGAAGTGTCTGTATCGATTACGTTCATAGCGATGAGGCGCGTGAAGTCCTCTGGGCGACGGAAAATAAAAGCCCCGTCCTCCCCATTCAACACTAGGTCTTCAGACACTAAAGAATCTATCTGTACGTTTCTCGTCCTGATGAACGTAGACAGGTCCTCCTCCACCATCTTGTACGCAGACTTATCTCTACCTGCATCTCTACCTGAAGCTCGGAGTGCGTTGGCTATTTTTAGCTCATTGAACATCTCGTTATAGATGTTCTGCTGTGCCATACGAGCCAACGTGTTGAATACGTTTGGGGTCACAAAGCCTTTCTGGTCTTTGTTACAGATGTCCCTCACGACCTCGTATACCCTCTGTACGCTAATCATAATTACAAATATAAAAAAGAAAAGACCGCTCTAGGCGGCCTTCTCTTCTGTATACCAGGCGCTTAACCTAGCCTAGAGAGCTTATCCTCTAGGTTGCTGAGTACCGAAGCCCCTTTCTCTGTGAGGCAGAATCGCGTCATTACATCCAAAGGGTCCTGACCCACAGGAACCGAGACGATGAGCGAGTTGCTATCGAACCAGTACACCCCGTCTTTCTTTAAGTTGATGAACTGGTAGTCACCAGCTTGCTTGACGATAGACCGTGCTTGCACCTGAGGGTTATCGAAGGACTGTATAAACTCCGCTGGCTTCTTCTTGGCTACGTTGAGCAGGTTAAAACGGATTTCGCTAGTGGGGGAGTTGACATTGAACCCGAAGAACAGAGCTACAGGGAGCAGCTCTTCGATGCTTTTGTCGCGAACCATAGAGATGGCGTCGTTGAGCAGGAACTCTTGCTCGAGCTCTTTCTCTGCGTCACGCTTCTTGTCGATCTGACGGAAGAGGTTGCCTCCGTTAGCCACGTTCATAGGGTGGATATCAATAAACTTACGCAGGTTCGGCTTATCACGAGCTACAAACAACTTGCCATCTCGAAAAACAACAGCCTCTTTCCTTGCTTTATCCCCTTGCTCATCGGCCCAGATGCTGGGCTCGTTAGGACAATAACGTATTTCACGAACTGTATCTTGCTCCTCGTCGTACACCGTCACTCCTTTTTGCGGGAGCATGGTTGCCACACCGCCGTTTTTCACAATCTCGTATTCGGCGTGTCGCAAAACCTCTTTCTCTCGGCGCACTACAGTGGGCTTCCTTCGCGTCGTTTTAGTTGGGGGGGCGACTTTGTTGGTCGCATCGGACAAGGTCTTTTTAGGCCGACCAGGGCTACGCTTTGTTTCAGTCATAATGTATTGAATTAAACTTTATCAAATATAATCAAACTGAGAACTTGTACTTTTCGAACAAGTCCTTAGCAAGCTTTGCCGCAAATACCGCCCCAATATCTTCAGTAATTATCCCAATCCTAGGGATGTTATGCCTGAAGGCCCCGCCACCAATGCGGTTTACAGAAAGAATACCGCTAGTGCGGCCAATACCCACCTCTTCTTGCTTTGGTATGAATCCCACTATATCACCAAGGTGATTGTGTAAGTAAAGGTTGTTCTCTTTGTCTCTACGCAAAACAAAAACGTATGTCTGCTGACCGTCAAACAAACTTGTGTTGACCTCAGGGCGATCTAAAAGTGGGTCGGGGATTCTGTATGAAACTGTCCCGTCGGCGGTGTTGTTGGTGTTGACAAAGGCTTGTGGATACAAAGACCCTATAGCATGATTTACGTAAAACTCATCAGGCGATTCTCCTACGGCCCCCGAAAAACCAATGTTAGTGCCGAGTGAGTTGTGTGCAAACAGACTCCCTGCAAACACAGAATATGGACCCGTCGTCCCAACAACTGCATATGCTGTGTACGCCCCCTCTACTTCCAAAGTATTAGCCAAATGCAAATCTTCCGAGGTGGCAAACTGCACAGCAAGGTCATTACTCCCCATAATCCCGTTGTTCCTCTGTACATCTGGAGTGCCTGTGTCGTTCGTGATGTCGAATGTAGTGCCGCCAGTACCAGCGTTGGCCCAAGTGTTTGCCGCCCCCACTTGGTCGTTAAGGCTCAGTCCCGCTAGTCCAGCTTCGTTGTAGTCGATGATCGGCATCAAAGACGGGGCGGGGAACGTGATGTCGGCAATCGTGGTGGTTGTGGTCTGCGTCAAGTCAGAAGATGCAGGGTCATTGCTGATTGCCTGCGTAGACATGATAACGGGGAGGGCGGGGACCACTGCACTGACTTCAGTTTTATCTGAAACTTTAGCTTGAGAGATGGTAGAGAACCCACTCACGGTATCGAATACCATGACATTCTTTTTGCTATCGGAACCTATGAACTCCATGACATTACGCATGAACTCAAACTCTTGACCTTCCTCACAAGCCACTGCAACCTTAGTGCGCTCTATCGCTTCTCTTGAGGTCAAGTTGCTGTGCTCATATACGCCTGCGTCTTTGAATATGAAGTTTACCTTCCCCTTCTCGGCGGTCATGTGAGACAGGTTTTCTGCTGGTACCCCAAACACTGAAAGCCCATCCCCAGTGTTAGATTTTGCAGTGCTGAAGGGAGTGACAGCCTCTCTACGGAACAAGAAGAATTTCATATTACAAATATACCGACAATAAAAAAGGCCCCCGAAGGGAGCCTTTTTCTATGCAGTTGTTGCATTAGAGATTACTCAAAAACTCTGAAGACAAAAGAAACTTCAAACTTGCCCGCCACAGTAACGGCAGTGGATGTTCTCAGCCTAAAGTTCACCTGAGTATCGTCTGTCCTTAAGGTAGTGGCGACACCCGACTCCAGATCCGAAGTCAAGTCCTTAACAGTATTAACCGCAATCGTAGTCGCACCATCAAGAACATTATTCAGGTCGGAAGCATCGTCAATGATGTCGTTAGGATCATCTGACTCAGTGCCTACTTCAAGTGAAATATCTCCAGATGTCATCGTAGGAGCCTCTAGGACTCTGACAAAAACCTTTTCAAGGACACTGTTTGCGGGCTGAGTAATGCCGTAAATAGCAGTGTCTCCGCTTCCAGTCAATCCATCAGCAACGATAAATCGCTTAGAAACAACCTGAGGTCCTGGGTATGATTTATTAATAGCCATAATCGGTTGTGATTATGAAGATTGAGAGTAGACCCCGAAGGGTCCACTCTCTCACTTCAAGTTATTAGCCCTTAAGGATAACGTGCTGGTTAGCAGCGCGGACGCAGAGAGCAACCTCAGAGCGGTAGTGGAACGTCGCTACGTCAGCTCCAGTATCGCCATTGTTGGTGTGTCCGAGGACTCCACCACCAGTTACCCAGTGCTCCATCTCGCGGCTGTATCCGTTAGCTTCCTTGTAGTACATAGCCAAGGAAGGAGCCTTCATTCCTGTACGTGCATCAGCCACCTGCGTGAGAGGCAACATGGCACCTTGGAACTTCGTGCTAGCACCCAGCAAATTAGGATCGTTCAGCAACTTCCAGTCGTGCTTGTGGAACGTGTATCCACCACGGGTGAAGCTCTTAAATCCGAGCTGCACGGCCATGTCTGCACTGTTTTGGAAAGCACCAAACTGAGCGGGTAAACCAGCCGTAACACTAGTAGCAATTCCAGCAGCAAGCATATCGTCGATAGCGAGGTCTTGCTTGCGGTTCAAGTACATGGCGTACTCGCTAGGAGCTCCTTGCTTATCCAGCTCGATGATGATATCGTCAAACTCAGCGAAGCTATCCAGTGGGTTAGCGTTTGCGTTGGTAACCTTGATACCGCGAGCATCAACCTGCGTAAAGTATCCGTCTGAACCAGGGAGGTCCTTGAGGATGCCAGTGCTTGTCTCTGCGTTCTGCTCACCGAAGAGCATCATCATCTCGCGGCGATCCTCGAAGCGCTTACGTGCCTCTTGCTCACCGTACATAAACCAGCGATACTCTCCGCCACCGACGTTCACCCATCCGATGTTTGTAGCCTGAGAACCGTTCACTTGGAAGCGATCCTTTACAATCATGAATGGATTCTTCTGACGAAACACATCAGTGTCGAGGAAGTGCTCAGGCTGGTTTGTACCCTGCGCGTAGATGTTACCGAGAACGATGTAGGTCTCAGCAGTAGAAGCCGTGTAAGTAAGGCCATCGTTTGCGATAGCAACACCATCAAGGCGAGCCAAAGTCACACCATCCGTATCACCTGTTCTCAAGTCGTCCACGACCAAGAGACGAGCCCCCGTGACCGTGTTCATCAGAACGTCATTGGTCTGGAAGAACTTCGATGTAGCTGGGTCGCTTCCTGGATCACCATCAGCCGCTACAGCACCAGTGATAGTCTCACCCGTACCAGTACCGCAGTTAATAGATGCTGTTTTATGACGACGGCCAACTTCCCACCAATCTACTTGGTCGGCACTGCCACCGCTCTTAATAGCACCTGTAAGGCGCAGAAATCCAGTGATACCTTGATCACCGTAGGTTTCAACCAACTCAGGAATGACCAAGTCCTTGGTCGTGTTAATGAGCTGGTCGACAGTAGTATACTTGTCTGCTGTCAGACGAAAGTCCGCAGGAGCGACATCCATGCTCGCGGGACTGTTAATAGTTGCCATAGTTTCTTATGTTAAATGTTGAATGTGACCTTGCTGTTGTTTTTCTGCAAGATCTGTCTCACCTGATCGGCGAGGGGGTTAGTTTGGTTTTGACCGCTAGCATCGTTTGGTGCTGCAGTCTGTACGTTTGCTGCATTCGTCACCACCCCACGTTGACCATCGCTCATGCCCTGCCGATAGGCAGACTGCACGATTGTATCGATGTTGTCAATGACAGCGCGGTGTGAAGACAACGTGTCATAATCCCAGCTCCCGTCTTCTCTGACGTATGGGTCAAAGTAGTTCTCTAGCTGGGCGTTCTTTTGCTTCAACTGTCCTTTGTAGGCATCGTCAAGACCGAACGTAAACGTCTTGTCACCACCGAGGTCGAACTCCAACCCAGTCAGTGCATCTACGTTGTATGACATCTCCGCTATCCAGGACTCGTCAATGAGCGGTTCCATCTCGGCCTGCTCGACTTCCTGTTGCTTAGGGGCGATATACCCCGACCGCAAAGTTTCGATGCTGTCTTTTGCTTTCTGCCCATCCATTTTGAGCTGAAGCTGCGAAAGCTGGATTTCTTGTTCAGTATGAACGTCGGGGTCCAACTTGTATTTGCTCTTGAGCAAGAGGTTGACTTCTTCGCCACTGAGGTTCGGGTGATCTGAAGCCATCTGCACACGCAATGCTGTGAAGTCGTCCATCTCGGACGGATTCAACTGCTGGTATGCAAACCAATCTTCAGGTCTCCGCCCCGTGTCCTGTACGAACTTGGCGATGACTTCTAGCCCCTCGTCGAGCTTTTGCGGTGCAGCCAACTCCTCGAGCGAAGTGATGTCTCTCCCCAGCCTCTCGCTGAGATATGAGAAGACAGCACCCTCTACGTCTTGTTGGCTGTACTGCACCTGTTCTGGTTCAGGCTGCATGGCCTGTTCTTGAACTGGAGTTTCTACTTGCGTTTCGATAGGCTCTGCATCTGCAGCAGGAGTGCTATCGGTATTGGCAGCGAATTCCTGTTGGAAGCTGGCCGCGAGGTCTTGCGGGTTGTCAAAGATTTGGATCTTCGGTTGCTCCTGTGCAGGGGTTTCCTGTACTGGTGCTTCTTGAACTGCTGCTTCTTGTGCAGGCACCTGCTCGTTGGCAGGCGCTTCTTGTTGTACTTCTTGCTCCATTCTATTTAATTAATATTCAAAGTGAAAGTGAATTTTTACGTTGTCCGTAGCCCCAAAGTTTAAGCCGTAAGAAGACATTTCTTCGGCGTGAAGAACGCCTGCGGCGTACACCTTGTTGTCTCCCGCCCCCTTTAAGACCATGGGCTCAAAAACAGAACCGTGTTCGCCATGATTTGCGCCGATGGTGTCTGTATTTATTGATGCAGGAAACAAAAAACCCACATCGCTGAGAACTGTTTTCAGTGTGCTTCCCCCAGCTGGAGATGCAATGCATGTCTGACCTATATACTCATTCAAAGCAAAGTCAGCAGCAGAAATATCCGCTGTTGCGTTTAGCGTGCCTAGCGTGGGTTGGGTGTTCTTTTTAAAGAATAACACACCAACTTTATTTTTTGTTACCAGAAAACTTTCTTTTTCGCTAGTTCCCAGTCCAGTAGCAGTTAAAAATACACTGGTTAGCTTACACGAGGTTGCAGGGAGCTTTACCTCAGTTAGGTTAAAAACAACATCTCCTGTAGCGTGTAGACCTGAACTTACCGTTGGTGATATCGTAACGATTTCATACTGCATATATAATCAGTATTCAAAGTGAAGGTGAATTTCCACTTTATCAGTACCATCAAAATTTGGAGTACCATCATGCACTACCCCTGCAGCGTAAACTTCTGTATTACCCTCGTCACCTTTCAATAGCATGGGCTCGAAAACAGAAAGGTGCTCCCCGTCCTGACCTGTAGTGCTGGTATCGGCATTGCTTGAAGAAGGGTAGTAGAGGGATACATTGTCAATGACATCGAGGTCCAAAGTATTCGCGTTGTTTGTCAACGAGAGAAAAGTCTGACCGATGTACTCGTTTGCAGTAAAGTCCGCACTACTGATACTTGCCGTAGCATCCAAAGCGCCTAGAGTAGCTTGGGTGTTCTTTTTAAAAAACAGAACGCCGATTTTACAATTGTCTTCTTGTGCTGTAGCAGAAGACACCTGCATAAATACGCTAATCAGTTTACATGCCCGAGCAGGGAGATCAACCTTAGTCAGGTTGAACATCACATCCCCTTCAGAAAGACTTCCAGAAACTGTTGTGGGGGCTATGGTTACAATATCAAAAGGCATATTCTACCTATTAGCTGCCCCCGTATGGAGCGTCAGAGTTATCGTTACCGAACACACCGTACTCTACCATCTGGTCTACGCGAGTCCCGTACACTTCGTACTTCTTGTCTGGTGAGACAGGGATAAAGGCAAACTCCCCACCACCGATTTTGGCTACCAAACCTGTATCGGTGTCGTTGTGGATGTAGATGTAGTTCTCTAGCTCCGTCTCGAGGTTCTTGATGTACACGTAAGCCCGCTCAGAACACTGGTTGGCGATATATATAGCCAAGTCGTTTGTATCTGCCGCCGTCCCTTTTACCTTCTGGCGGATCAGGCTACCTGAATCCACAGTGAGGTTGGCGTTGACAGTCAGAGCCAGCGGCGACGTAAGCACCGCAGGACTGTTCAGCGTTAGGCTAGCTTTAATGGTTGCCATTAGGCTTCGAAAATCAAAGCGTACTCTACTGTAAGCGCGGTGCTTACACTAGGGGTGAGCTTGATGTCGTTGTCTGCATCGTGAGCAGACCAAGGGAAAAAGGCCCAGTCGCCAGAGTATAGGCGTCCAACCTCTTCAGCGTTTACCGTCAAGGTTACATACTCTGTAGCCACTGTGCTGGTGTTCTTGATGTACACCTTATGCGCTTTAGCAGCAGTGTAGTCAGTCCCATCAAACAGTGTGTACTGAGCCGTAGCGGTAGTCGTCTTGCGACCTACCCCTGAAGTCTGGTCCAACCCAGTCAACGTACCAGCCTTCGTCAGAGTAGCGGTAGATGAAAGGGACAGCGCGTCACCTGTCAGGTCCGCACTGGAAAGCGTTAGTGTTGCAGTCGTGGTAGCCATTGTAAATATTTACAGCAAATATAATACTATTTCTTCTTGCCCTTCTTCTTGCCCTTTCCTGCACGAATCTTAGCCGCCTCTCTTTTTCCAAAGGCAGACTTCACCCTTGCCATAGCCCAAGCGTGCTGAGAAACCTTGGGCCGATTCCCTGAGGACATGTATGCGGCCAACCCTCGCTTGTACACTTGCTTTTGCGCAGCGTCCAAGCCAGCCATTCCGCCCTTCTTTAGGACCTTCATTTCATTCCAAGTTCCTTGCGGGCCATCTTAGCTTGCGCAGGATCTTTCAAGATCGCCTTGAGCATAGCTCCCTTTTCGGCATAGACCTTGCCCCCGTACATGTACATGGGCATCTTGTCTTTCTTCATCATGCCACCACCTGGCATCTTTTGCATCATACCCCCTTTCATATACATAGGGGTGTCTTTCTTTTTCATCTTCATATCTTATCTCTTCTTTTCATGAGTTGTTTTAGTCTAGCCTCTACTGCGGGTGGGAATCCTTTCTTTTTCCTTTTGATTTTAGTGCCCCGATACTTATCGTAGATAGCAGAAATCTGAGCCATCAGCTTCTTGCGCTCCGCTACATTCGAGCTACCCTTTGTGTACTTTGGATTGAACTTGCCGCCCTTCTTGTACTCAGCAGGAGAAGACAGCCTCTGCCTGATTCGCTTCGAACCGTCGTCAAGTCTTTCAATGATATACTCGCCATCACGCAAGCTACCTCCACGCGCAGCGAATTTTTCCTTCAGGCTGGTCAAATCACCCCTGTTAGAGGTGAACTCTGGACCCTCGTAAGGAAGGTCGTAATTGATCTTTGACTTCTTGACCTTGAATTTCTTTTTCTTAGCCATTATCCTTTCGGGTGGTTCGCCTGCTTAAACTTGGCCTGCTTGACAGCTCCTGGGTGTGGCTTGTAATCCCCTTTCATCAAGTAGTAACGGCCCTGCTCCTCCATCCAGTGAAAACCTTTGGGGGGGTCAACCATAACTATCTTGTTCAAAATTGTAAGCTTAGGGACCTTCCCACCCTTTTTCAAGATTTTCATCTTCTTAGGTGGGCGCCCCACTTGATTTCCGTATGTTCCTTTTCCTTGTGGCATTATCAAAAAGAGCTCATTAATATTTCATCTACACTTTCTTGTACATCAGACTTTGAGGCTTCTATAGCCATCATAATATTTGCCTGAAATCTTTCTACTTCCTCCCCGTCGTTAAAGATAATAATAGTAGGGACTACTACGATTTTATGCTTCTGCTGTAGGGCTGGGCTCTCTACGATATCTATGCGCGAAGTAGTGCAATCGTTGAGTTTTTCAATCCACTCCACCCCGTTGCTCTTATTGAAAGAGGCGTTAAACTCCACGACGCATACACCAGAGTTGCAGACCTCAGCCTCCGCAACCTCGGCTACATAGGCCGCCGCTGAGAAGAACGCAAATGCTGTAAAGAGGGCAAGTATTGCTTTCATAATTCATGTTACTTGAGTTGATCAATCTTTTCTTCTATTCGCTTGATGTCTTCTTTAATCTCCCCGACATCCTCTTGAGTAGACATAATCGTCTGACGAATCAGTTGGTCTTTCATATCAAACTCCATACGGGAAACCTCCGAGGGGAGTGGCTCAGGGAGCATCTTAGCCTCAGCGATATCGGCCTGCAGGGTAAACCACATCCCGATTAAAGAAGCCATCCCCACTCCAATCCCTGCCAGCGATTTAATGCTGACGTTGAACCCCATATCCTCGTTAATCTCCTTTGCCATATCAGAATATTACATAGTTGACCCCAACCGAGAAGTCGTGCCACTCCCTGTTCCAGTACTTATTGTATCGTCCTTCTAGGAACCAGCCGAAGGACCTATTCAACTTCCATCCGAAGATTAGTCCCCCACTATAATCCACCCATTGCCCCCCGTTGAGCTGGAAGTAAGAAAACTCTGACCCCGTATCTAAATGTCGAGGCAAGACATTCCCCCAAGAGTGCAGCCAGAAGTCTTTGGTATAGTGGTAGTAGTCAAACCCTACTACTAAAGAGTAGTTCCACTCTGTGTTTAGCTCCCCTCGCTTGCGCTGTACATAATCGTCAAGGACTTTTGGGATGACAACTTCTCGCCATACATCGAAGCTGCTGGCTACTACATCCCCGTCAGGGTTCATGTACTCCCCTGTAACGAAGTCATAGCTATAACCCTCGCTCAAGGCAAGCTGCGTGTAGTGCAAACTTTCGTCAGGCAGCTCCCACTGCTTGAGCGGATCATAACCGTATGGTTCCGATATGCGTTGTGCCCCCCCTATATTGAAAGACAGCTTCCCCTTAGAGTTGATGCGCAGCCTCTGCGAAGCCTCGAGGTAGCTCACGTCAGCAAAACCATCCTGGACGTACTCTACCTTCCCGACGAACCTCCCCCCGACGTATCTGAGGAAGTGGTTCTGGTCTAGGTACAGCACCCCTTGCTGCCTGCGATAGTCGCTTTCGAATAGGAACTCAAAACCTTTGACCGTACCGATTGTAGCTGCATCAGAGTAAGAGTGCTCCTCACCGTTGTAAAATACATTGGCTCGGTTCTCATACTTGAACCTAGCAATCTTTCGTATCCCCAGGGTAAGGGAATAGTCGAAAGGGGTCTCTACAATATCTGTTTGCAGTGGACCACTAAGTACAGAGTACGTATTGTAGTCAGACAGGGAGTTGTTCCCGTTGACAGCAGCGTAAAAAGTGGAGAAGCGAAACGCCTTCTTTAGTGTCTGAGCCCCACTCGCTAGCGGGATGCACAGGAGTAGAGCCAGTAGGAGTCTCATAGCTTCACGATGGTTTGCTTGAACATGCGATTGTCAGACACCACAATCAAGTGATACGTACCGACAGGCCACTGCGATGCGTCTTGCATGGCGGTTGAGGATCG